CGAGGGATGTAAACGCCGAGATAAGAGACGGGAAAAAGAAAATCGCTGAAATTCAGGGAAGTGTTATAAAGGTAAAACCCTTTGAAAAAGGAGAAAGAGGAAAAGCGAAAGTAACGGAAGAAAACGCTCTTGCAAAACTGGCGGAAGTACATGGAATTTCGGTAGATGCAATGAAAGCGATGCTTATTAAGATAAAAGGAGGGGCGAAATAAGAAGAGAGAAAGGGGGAAAGGAGAGAAAAAACTCCTTTCCTTTTTCTTTCTTTTTCTAACCCCTTGGATTTATTAGGGACTTTTTGCTAAGTAGTTGGTTTTCTTATAGAAAAGAAAGGGTTAATGTAAGAAGTAAGAAGTAAGGGTTTTAAGAAGCTTCTAGACATAGGAAAATAGGGAAATATGGAAATATGGATTTTTGAATATATGAAACCTTGAATATATGAAACTTCCCTTAATCTCCTATCATTAGGTTATTATATAATTTTTTTTTTTTAATAATAGAAGGTACAGGGGGGTCTAGCTCTCATTAATGTTCTCTTATTAATGGCTCTTAATTTTCAAATGGGCCTAGAATAAGGCTTTCAAATTCCTTACTTCTTACTTCTTACATCTCGCTGCGCTCGATGATAATGATATTAACTAGTTAGGAAATGATCCTTAATGAAAACAGCTACTTAGACAAGAGAGAAAAAAACCCTATCGGCTCTTAAATGTGCTAAAATGATGTAAAGACTAAAGAAAAGGGAGAAAAAAGATGAAAATTCTTATTTATGGAAGGAAGAAAGGAGCTATAGGGATTGCTTTTTATTCTTGAATAGAAGAAAAAGATTTAGAACTTTGGGAAGTTTGGAAAAGAGTTTAAAGAGGAGAAAAGAAAGATGAAAAGGAAACTTTATAGACAGTTTGAAGAAAGCGCAAAGATTTGTATTGAGAGTCTTATGAGGATAAAGAGGTATTATTTATTTGCAGGAATAAGGCATTCAATTCAATATTTAGAAAAAGTTTCTCCCCTTTCTTCTTCTTCTTTTCTTCTTAAGAAAGAGTTAGAGAGATTAATAAAGAAAGAGAGAAATAAATAAAAAGGAGAAAAGTTATGTATGAAGAGAATAAGAAGTTAAAAATAAAAGCTTCTGAGTTACAATTAGGGGATGTTATTTGTCTATTTCCAGAAATGGCTTTTTCCTCTTGTGTTGTTAAGAAGATAGAAAAAGAAAAGATAACTCTTTTTAGGCCTTATGGAGTTAGTAGCGATTTTTCTTACACTGGAGGAGTTATTTGTTATACTGGGATAGAAGAGTTTTCTATTTTTCCTACTACAGAAGTTTTTCTTCTGGAGAGAAAACAAGTTAAATAAAAAAAAAAGAAAAGGGGATAAGAAAATGAGAGTTATAGCAAGTGCTTTTAAAAAAGACTTAAGCCTCTTTGAAAACCTTTCTCTTCATAAAAGAGCTATAAACGCCCTTGGAAATATGGGAATAAAACCTTTAGAAATTTCCTCTTCTTTTAACGGAGAAGAAGAACTTTCTCTCCTTTTCCCCGTTCCATTTCCTCTTTTAGGAAATGTAGAAAAAACTCAAGAGCTTTATGAAAATATAAAGAATCTCTTTTTTCTTAACTTCTCGCAAAAGAGTATTCTTTATATAAGAGAAAATAAAGAAGCTTTTCTCCTCTTTCCTTCTGGAGAAAGAGAATTCCTTGGAAAATGGAAAGAAGTTTCAAAAGAAGTTGCACTAAGGGAAAAATCTTTTTCTTCCTTCCTCGGAAGATTCTTTATCACTGATAACTGTTCTTACCTAAAAGAAGAAATAAATATCTAAAAAAGGAGTTTTTTATGGAAGAAAAACTTTTAGAAGGAATTAAACATTTACAAATAAATAGTGAATCTGCGGAAAGAATTATTGCAGAATATATGAGATTTAAATATATAGAACTTTGGACAGATATAGGATTAGCTATTTTCCTTGTTGCAGCAATTATTTTTATTGTTTTTCTAATGATTAAACATTTTTAGTTATTTCCTTTTTATCTCTTTCTTTCTTCTTCCTGTTAGAAAGAGATAAAAGAGAAGGAACTAAAAAAAGGAGGTTTTATGAGTGAAAAAATAAAGAAAGAGATTTTTGAAGAAATGAGAGTTTTAAAAACCTTTTCTTCTCTTTCTTCTTCTCAGTTAAAAGCTCTTATAGAAAAGAGCCTTTCAAAAGAATTTCTTCTCTTAGTAGAAAAAGAAGCTATTTCCCTTCTTTCTAAGAGAAGAAAAGAAAAACACAAAGGAGATTTGTTATGAAAAGAGAAAGAGAAAAGAATAAATGCTCTCGTTTTCCTCTTAAAGAGAAGATAAATTGTCTAAAATGTGCCTTTTCTTCTCTTCCTTGTTGTTCTTTTTCTCTTCCGCTTAAAGAAGAAAAGAAAGAGAGAAAAGAACTTCCATTCTTAGATGTTACGTAAAAGGAGATTTTTATGTTTTCAATAACTGCGGATACTTTTCATTCTTCTTCTGTTTCTTTGCAAATAAATGAAATAAAAGTTCTTTTTAGAAGAAAAAAAATGCTAGCTACGATAAATACTTATACAAATGTAGGGTTTTTTGCTTTTCCGGAAGAAAATCCAAGAGATTTATTTATTATCCACTCTTGGTTTTTAGCAAATGATATTGCTCGGGATAAAGTTATTTCCACTTCTCTTTCTGTACTGGAAAAACAACTCTCACTTTCTGTTATTTCAAAAGAAAATCTTCCGCTTCTCTTTCCGTTTGCAGAGAAGGAAATAAAAGGTGATAAAGATGAATAATAAAGAATGGGAAAAAGAAAAAGAATGGGAAGAAGGAGATAAAGGAGATTTAGCCTATATGGAACAAGGGGATGAAAAAAAAGAAGAAAACTCTCAAGCTTGTAACACAGACAAAGGTGGCACAAATAAAGGAAGTTGCGACACTTTGAAAGAAGAAGAAAAAGAACTTAGCGAAATAGAAATAGAAATTCTTTTAGAAGAAAATCCTTCTCTTGCAAAGGCACTTAAAGAGCTAGTAAGTAAGAAAGAAAAGAAACTTATTGATCCTAGAATAGTAGTTGGAAAGAAAGAGCCGTATGTAAATACAAGAGTTTTTATCTGTTCTATTTGTGAAGATATTGTTGAAGAAAGTGTTCTTCTTTCTTGGGTTCCAAGACTTTCTTCTTATGTAAGAGAAAAAAAGATAAAAAAAGAAGATATAGGAGAGTTAAAAGAAGATAAAGAGGTTTATGTAAATAACCTCCCTTGTCCTTCTTGCCCTTCGCGTTTAGAGTTTTTCCCGAAAAATATTCTTATAAAAAAGCTTCTTTTTTCTCCTATTGAGAAAGAGGTTTTTAACCGGAAGTTAAGAGAAGATTTTTTTAAAAAAGAGAAAGAAGGAGAGAAAGAATGATAGGGAAAATAGAAAGAGCATGTTGCATTTTTGAAATTTATTCTTCTCTCGATGCTTCTTATTCTTCTATTAACTACTCTCTTGGATATCTCCAAGGACTTCGTTATGGAACAATGCCTAGAAGTGCAGAAGAGAGTCTTATTTCTCTTTTAATAAATCTCTCTCTTAAAACTGTTCTTTTAGAAGGAGGTAATACTTATGCAGAAGAAGCAAAGATCGCAAGTAATCAGTTTACGGATTAGTAATATAGACCTTGCAGGATGTTTAGAATTCGAAGAACTTCTTTCTTCTTCTCCTTCTTCAAAGCTCTCTTCTTCTATTTCTCTTTTAATAACCTCTACTCTTAAGCTTCTTAAGGAGAATAAGAAAATAACAGAATTTAACAACTTCTCAGCAGAAGAGAAAATAAGAGCTTTTCTTCTCTCTACAGGAAGAACAGTGATAGGGAAGAAAGAACTTATCTCTCTTTCTTCTTCTTTCCTAGCTTTGGAAGAAAAAAGAAATGAAGAAGGGAAAATTGCAAAGAAAGCCTTTTCCCCCGCAAATTTCTCTTCTCCCCCGCGAGCTTGCGACGTGGACAAGGGAAATAGCGACGTTCTCGCAGGAAAAGAAAATAGCGACGTTTCCACAGGAGAAGAAGAAAGAAAAGAAGAAACAGAAACACTTCCAATAGTTTGCCTAGAAAGAAGAAAAAACGAGAGAGAGATTCTGGAGAGTTATGAGAAAGAGATAGAGAAAGAGGTAGAAGAGATTATTGCAGAAGAAGAATTAACTCTTCTTCAGAAGATTTTTATGCCTATTTCCCCTTTAAAAAAAGGAGACTTCTAATGGCTCTTCCATCTTTAAAAGAAGATAAAAAACAATTAAGAAAAGTTCAAGATGTAATAATTGCTTATCTCTCTCATCAAATAACCGCGAAAGAGTTCGATGAACTTCTTTTAGAACTTGGGCTTTAAAAAAAAAGGAGAAAAAAATGCCTACGCTTAAAATAACAATCTCTCTTCAACTAGACGAACAGGACTATACTCATTCTAACTGCTCTGCTCTTGTTCTTAAAACCGAAAAGTTTCTTCAAAAAGAATTCCCGGTTCTTCTTCTCTCTACCGATTGGAATGAATTCCCGCTTCCAGATAAAGAGATTTATTCAAAAGAAGAAAGAAGTGTTCTTTCTTATGTAGCAGATGCTATTGCTATGGCTACACCTCTTTATCCCGACTGGCATTATCAAAAAGACTTTTGTCATTGCAATGGAATACAATGGATACCGGGAGCTTCTTTCAATCAAAATTATCATTATATTCTCCATAATGGAAGAACTCCTGGTTTTTACCCTAGAAGTTGCCCAGATTGCAAAAAGTTCTATCTCACTTTTCCAACGGAAAAAGACTTACACTACTGGTGTGACAATGGAGGTTTAATATGATAAAAGATTTGTTTTATTCTTGGGATAATAACGAAGAAGAAAAAGAAGAAAATAACATCTGTCGAGGAAAAAACTGTAAACATATTCTTCGAGGTAGATTCTGTCCAAATCCGGATTGTTTTTATCACAAAAACTCTCAAAGCAAGGAAGAAGAAGTTCACTTTTTTGACTAAAAAGGAGAAAAGAGAAATGGGATATAACTCTCCTAATCCAGAAAACTCTGTTTGTGAAGAAATGGGGCATGGGAAACTTGTTTATATAGCAACTTCTAAAGATGGAATGGAAAGTTCTTATCAGTGTTTAGAGTGTGGGAAAATATTAACGACTCTTGATGAAGCGTTTGATTTAAGCGAAATTAATATTGAAGAGGCCGAAGAAAGCGAAGAGAGTTAGAAAAAAATAATAACTCTTTTTCCCTTTCCCCCTCACTCTTTGCTATACTGAATTTACATCGAAGGACAACACAGAAACAAAAAAAAGGAGAAACAAAAATGAAAGTCAAAGTTGTTAAAGTAATAAAAGAAGAAGGTAAAGAACCAAGGGAAGAAAAAAGAGAACTGGAAGTAACTCCTCTTCTCGAAAAAGCTCTCAACGTCGCCATTCAGCATCATGGTGAAGAACAAGTTCTGAAAGCAGTAAATGAAAAAATCGTAAGCGGCGTTCGGGCAAGAGTTTCTGCACTTCTCTTGAAAGGAGCTTCAAAAGAAGAAATAGAAAAAGCCGTTCGGGAATTCAAACTCTCTACGAGAGAAAGAAAAGACCCAATGGCAAAACTGGTCGAACTTTTCAACTCTCTCCCTGCGGAAGAAAAAGCAAAATACCTTGCAGAGTTGAAGAAATAAGTTTTTCTCTTCTTAGTGTCTGGGACAGTTGTTTAAACTATCGGAGAGGGCACAGCGAAATTTCTCCGAGCTAAGAAAAAACTCTTAAATATGCAAATAGACTATTCTGTAGGAAGGAGAAGTTTTTTAACTTTTTACAGTCTTTTTTAATAGGAAAAGTCATACAAGTAACTGACTGCATATTTAAGTCTTAATAGAACCTTTCTCTTCTTAGGGCCATTAAAGTTTCGCACTGACGAAAAAATGGAGACGACGAAGAAAGAGAAAGGTTTTATTTAACACTTAAATCTCCGCTCAACTTCTAAAAGAGTTTTAAAGAGGTTTTTTATCCTTTTTCCCTTGAAAAATAAAGGTGTCCTAGAAACAGCTTGAGAAGCTAATAAAGAACTCAAATGCCGGAAGAAAAGGAGCTTCTTATGAAAAAACTGAAACATAGCAAGAGAGTCAAACGGGACTTTAAAAGCTAATCTTTCTAAGTCTTTTGAGATTAAAAGATTCCTTCTAGCTAAATGAAAAACTTCCGGAATTCCACCGGAGGAAAATAAAAAACTTTTGTACAGTTTCACCACTGAAAAAGAAGAGTGTTTAAGAAGATTTTGTAGTTTCCCGCTCCAAAGTTGCTTAAGCACTCTTTTTTTCTTTCTTTCTTAAAAAAAAGGAACTAAAAATGTCCTTACGAATTCTCAAAAAACTTCTCTTTGCCTTTCTTGCCTTTAGCGGAGTTATTCTCTGGTTCTTCTTCTTCCTGCATCTTTATCTCAAATATTCCTTTATCGGAGGTAATTAAAAAATGAAAGCTATAACTACACAAGAGATTCTTGGTTCTCATTCCCTTCCAAAACAGAAAGATGCAATCATTGCATACTTTCTTTCCACGCAGTATCTTGCAGAAAATAAAGAAGAAGAAGTTCTAGAAAATGAAGCTGTTCTTCTTATAGGGAATTATGTCTCTAAAGAAGAAAGCAATCATTATGTCCAGAAGTTTGTCTCTTTCTGCTTTATTCCCCTCTATACAAAAGAACAAGCTCTCTCTTTCTGGCAAAGCAAGATAAATAAAGAGTTTAAAAACTCTCTTAGAAAGGAGAAGGAAAATGGGAAATAGAGAAAAAACTCCTCCGACAGAAGGGAAGAAAAAAACAGGAAGAAAAGACCCTTCTGCACAAATGGCAAAAACAGCAAAAAACAAAGCAAAGAACATAGCAAAGAATAAAAGAAATGGCGATCCACTTGCAGGAGTTAGCAGACCTGGGAAAAGAAGTAAATAAAAGAGGAATAAAAAAATGAAAAGGGAAAAAATAAAAGCAATAAAAGCAGTTGGTGTTGATGAAAAAGGAAGACTTAAAAGTCTTTACTTCCGGGATTTAAGGCAGTATAATTTATCTCTTTCCTACTCAACAAAAAGAAGTACCCCGAAAAATCACGTTTGTTTTGCTTTTGCTTCTCTTGAAACTTGCTATCTTAGAGATAGTGACAGAACAGATATTCAAATTTGGGAATGTGAAGGATATGAAATAGAAAAAAACGGCTGGTGGGAAACAATGCAAAGACTGTCAAGTAGCATAAGTCTTTCCATAGATGAACGTATTTTCCTAACAGAAGTAAAACTCTTAAGAAGAATAAGATAAGAGAAAAAAAAGAAAAAAAGGGAAATAGAAAAAAAATGCCTTCTAAAGTATTTATTCCAAATAAAGGTTCCCACGACTATTCAGAAGCTGAACGGTACGGGGAACTTATTTTTGTATCCGATGGGATACAGAATCGTTTCTCAGTAGATCAAATGTGTAGAACTTGGAAAGATTTTCTTTCTACTTCTACAAAGAAAGATTATCTTTTAATAACATCTTTAACTATTCTCAACTGCATTGGCTGTGCAGTTTTTGTAGCTAAACACGGGGTTCTTAATCTTCTGCTTTTTAAAAGCGGAAAATACATGGCAAGAAGTATAAACTTAAAAGAAGAGGGGGAGTAAGTGAAAAGAGAAAGAAAAGAAGTAGTTCTGCAGGAAGAGAAAGAAGAGATAATAAAGCATTTTGAAAGCGGAAGGGAGAGAAAGGAAAGAATAGCATGGGGGAAAGTTCTTCATGAATTAAGCCATGATGATCTTCTTCTTCTCTGGTATGGAGTTTCTTTCTCTCATCTTCTTATGAAAGATGAAACTCTTTCTTCTCTTTTTAGAGCAAGAATAAGAGATTTAGGGGGGTTTAAAACCCTTCCTTTTTCTCCTTCAAGAGAGGAGAGTAATAATGTGGCTTAACATCTGGATAGTTGTTCTTAAAGATGGAACACTAATAGAAGCAGAAGGATTAATAAGAGAAATAGTAGCTATGTACTCCGACGATCAGATTCTTTCTTTAACTAGACTGCAATAAAAAGAGGAAATATGAACAATTCAGACGTAAAACCCTCTGCACTTATAGAAACTCTTGACTTAGAGAGCTATGAAAAAACTCTTCTAAGCGGAGTTATAACCCCTTCCGGTTACACTTTCTTCGATAACTCAACTCTTGAAAGTGCTAGAACTTGTCTTAGATATTACTATTTTAAACATATAAGAAAGTTCGATCCGCTTGGAATTCGTCCCCCGCTTATTTTCGGAGGAGCTTGGCATTCTTCAATGGACACTCTTTGGCCCCTTTGTTCTAATGGAGAAAAAAAAGCTCTAGTTCTCGAAGCTGCTTTTGAAGCTTTTCTCTCTTTCTGGAAGAATACAAGAATAACAGAACTAGACGAGCTTGATCTTTATCCCCGAACGCCAACAAAAGCTTTTGAACTTCTAGGAGAGTATTATAATCGTTATGGAGAGGATTTACAAAGGTATAAAATCCTAGCTGTAGAAAGACCCTTTATAATCCCCTTAACAAACGATGATCAAAAACTTCTCTATATAGGAAAAATAGACAAAGAAACAGAAGAAGAAAGAACAGAAGATGTAATGGCTTGGGATCATAAAACTGGAGCAATACTAGGAAGTCTTTGGCAAGCTGGTTTTTCTCCTAATTCTCAAATGGACGGGTATCACCATGCGGAGAGAATGAATTATGGAAATAAATTCCACTCTATCTGCATAGATGGTGTTCAGGTTCATAAAACAAAAGTAGACTTCTCCCGTCTCTGGCTAGCTAGACAAACTGCACAGATAGAAAGCTGGCTATGGGAAACTCTGGAGAAAATAGCAGAGATTCAATATAACGAAACCCTTCTTCTTTCTTATAGAAACTCAGGGAAGAAGCTTAACTTTCTTCCAGCTTTTCCAAAGAATTGCAAAATGTGTTCTAATCAGTATGGAAAACCCTGTATTTATCGTGATCTTTGTGTTTATCAAAACAATCCAGAAGATTATGAAATAGTAGAAGAGTATTACGAAGAAAATCTCTGGAAACCTTTTGAGATAACAGAAAAGCCGACAAAAGAAGGGATGATGTTTAACGTCTCTAGCTCAGAAGGGGAATAAGAAATGAAGATTTTATTTGGAATTTTTAGTTTATTTATTTTTGCTTCTTTTTTTATTTCTTCTAAAAAAGAAAGAAAAGAAATGGAAAGATTCTTGCAAAGAAGTATAGCAGAAAATAAAGAAAGAAAAGTAAGTCCCTTTCGTCTTTGTGTAAAAGCAGATGGAAATTGCAAGGTTAAAAATTGTCCCTGTGCATTTCCGCATAAAGAAATTTCTTCCATTCTCTGTTCAGAGATATATCGCTGTGAAGAATGCTCTGAACTTGTCTTTTGCAAGGAGATAAGAAATGATGTATAAAAGTGCAGCTTCTTATTGGCATTCTTATTGGATGGGAATGAAATTACGCTGGAGGCATAGAAATTGTTGTCTTACTTGTGATAACATTTCTTTCTTCATCGAAAGAGAGTTAATGGAAGATAACAAAATAATGGAGGATTAATGTTTATAGTTCATTACTACGATTACTTAGGCCAACATATTTATACAGAAGAACTTCAACTTTATAGAGAGTTTTCAAGAGTTTATTACAACGAATTTAATGGAGACTGGAGGAAAGAGAGGCGTTAAAATGGTAAGAAAAAAAATAACAACTACAGAAACAGTAGTTTCTTTTTCAAGAGAAGAACTAACAGATATCCTTAGAATATATAGCGGACTTGCAAAGGGAGAAATTCTTCCACGATTTAACTTTACCTCTGATGAGCCAAACTTCTCTATATCTATTGCAGAAGTAAAAAAAGGACTTGAAAATGCCTAGAGCTTCTGATATTCAAAGAATAAAATTCCTTCGAATGCTTCTTTATTCCGTAGCTGGAGCAGGGAAAACAACTTTCTTCCGAACACTTCCAGGGAAAAAACTTCTTCTTATCTTCGATCCCGCTGGAACTTGTGCCTTAGAGCCTACGGATGATATTGAATATGAAACTTTTATCCCTTCTACTATAAATCTTTCTATTTGCACGAATAAAGGAGCTTCTAACTCTCCAGTAATGTACGATGGAAGTGTTATGTACAATACTTATGAGAAATATATGGATGAAAAATTAGCAAGTGACTTCTTCCGGCAATTCTCTTGGGTGGGGATAGATTCAATAACAAGTATGCAAAGCATAATGCTCGATCAAGTAGCAAATCTCTATGGAAGAGAAGGAAGAAATCCTCAGTTAGAAGATCATGGAATAATGGCAGAAGCTCTTTTAAAAAATTTCCGCCAATGGACTTCTATCCCTTCTAATGTCATAGTAATGGCGCATGAGAAAGCAAATCAGGATAAACTTCTAAGAACTATCGGAATGGATATAATGGTTCCTGGGCAATACTCTAAGAAGCTTTGTCTTCTTCTATCAGACATTTACCATCTTCATGTAACAAGAGACGGGAATAACAAGCCTCAATACTTAGTAGATGTAGCTCCAAGTGAGGATTATCCCCTTGCAAGATGCTCTTTAACTCTTCCTCCTACTCTGGATATAACTCTTCCTTCTAGAGATATGGAAGATATAACAGAAGCAGGATTTGGAAAGATTATTAGAGAGAAAGGGCTTTTTCTGGAGGGAGAAAAAGAGGAGTAAGAAATGCATGTAACGGAAATAGATGGAATTTCTCCAGTTTTACGAATAACTCTTTGGGGGCCATTAGATAAAAGAAAAGAGAGATAAAGAAATGGAACAGCAAATAAAAAGGAAAAAAGTAAATCCATTTCCAGCGGTAGTTATAAGAATGAAAAACTGCGTTTCGGAAACTTGCTTATATAATTTTAACGGAGATTGCTTTAATCAAGATTTATTACTCCTTGACACAGAAGAAGGAATGTGTTATTCTATTAAAGCTCTCGAAGAAGAAACAATAAATTAAAAAGGGAAAGAAAATGGGATTTATTGAGGGGCCAAGAAAAATGAAAAAAGAAAGAACTTCTCTTCAAACTGCTGCTATGCAATATGGACAGTTATTCTATAGAATAAAAGGTATTCAAGCAAATATAAAATACCTTTGTTCAGAACTTCAAGTTGATTATGAAGGGCTTGATGAAAGTCTTCAGGAACTCTATATAACTCTTGAAGAAGCAAATGAATTAAGAGCAAAAAGAAAGGGGGTGGTGCTAAGAAAATAACTTCTAAAACCTATTGGCAATGGAACTAGAAAAGAAAAAAACTAACAACAAAAAGAGGATAAACAAAATGGGATTCATTGAAAAACCTTTGGATGATGTACAAGAAGCACAACCGGGACCGGAAGGACTTTACGGACTTGTTATCTCAAAAGCTACTGATAAACTGGAAGGGGATACGAGAAAAGGAATGCTACTTATCATCGACGTAGTAAAAGCACCTCAAGGGATTAACCCCGAAGAAGTAGCAAACGTCCTGCATAATCTCTCTTTTCCCATTCCGGAAGATGATGAGAAAAAAGGAAAAGCAAAACAGCTTTTCTTGAAAAAATTCTGCTTCCTTTTCGGGATAGATACAAAAGGAAAAATGTCAAAAGACTTCAAAGAAACAGACTTCATTGGAAAGAAAGCTTCCAATGCGAAGTTGAAAAGAAAACTGTACGAAGGAAAATGGTCAAATGTCATTGATCTTCCTCAGCTTCCGGAAGTAAAAAAGTAATAGAAGCTCTCTTCTTCCAGACAAAAGAAAGGAAGTTAGAAGAGTTAAAACAAGACATGTGGTATAAAGAATACGAAGATGGTTAATAAAGAAAGGGGAGAGAGATAACTTCAAACTCCCCTTTTTAAAGGAGTTGAAATGAAATGTAAAAAAATTCTTTTTTCTTTCTTTCTCTTTCTTTTTCTCCCTTCTATCTCTCTTGCAGCAAATGGATATCTTCCAAGAGATTTAGGGAATAATGTAATTCAAGGAACAGCACCGGATATTTTTTCTTCTCTTTCTATAACAACAGGTTCGAATACTCTTAGTGTAACGAAAGATGTTACTGTTAGATTTATTTGTAACTATCCAGTTACTTATTATTTCGGAAGCGGAACGCCTTGGCCAATTGTTGCGAATAGAGAAGAGTTTGTTATTGTCCCGCAAGGAAAAACAACTCTTACAATTAACTCCGATGTAAATCCCACTACTTGTTATATACAAGAAGGAAGGAGATAAACTCTTTAAAGGAGACACTATGAAAAGGCTAATAGGTGTACTCCTTCTTGTTTTCATAACAATCGGGAGTTTCTTTTCTTTTAGCAGTTATGCGTATAACTATTGGGGGTTTTTTAATAGAAGGAATATTATCGAAGAGTTAAGGACAATAGATTACTTTATCGGTGAAGGGGCTTTTGGTGTTTCTAATGCTCTTTCTATCCAAGCAAAAGCTATTTTCTCCCTTTCTTCCCTTGGAAGTTCTGGAGAGAAAACAGACTTAACAGTAGAAGCTTTTAATAGAAACTCTGTTATCTCTACTCTCTCAGCTTTAGGAAGTTTAGGGGATTTAGGAACTCTTCTAGCAGAAGCTCAAAATGCAGCAAGTATCTCTGCTTCTCTTTCTTTAATCGGAAAAGGCTCAACGGGAGAAAGTTATATTTCTTCTATTATCGGATTAGGCTTAGGGGATTTTTCTCTTCTTGGAGAAGGGAGTTCTGGAGATATAGGAAGTCTTTCTCCTCTTATAGTTAATGAACCTTCTTTTCTTGCTGGTTATGGAGCTTTAGGTGGAGAGGGAATTCTTGATATTCTTGCTTCTATTGCTGTTCCAGATTTTTCTGCCGGAGCTTTAGGAAGCAATGGAAATCTTCTTGCTCTTGGTGGAAGTGGGATTGCAAATGTTACTAAGATTATTTCTGGCTATGGAGCAAGCGGGGCGAAAGAAAATTTAACAATCCTTGCTTTAACAAATGTTTATCCAGAGTTAACAGGTTTAGGTTCTACAGGAGAGCTTGGAACTTTAATTCCTCTTTCGATGCATAATCCTTTTTCTATTTCCGAAGGAAGTTCAGGGGGTAGTGATTTAAATCTTACAACTCTTGCTACTGTAGTTGTTGAAGATTTAATTCAAGGTAGCTCTTCTGGAGGTAGTATTGCTGCTCTTGGAGGAGAAGGGATTGTTAATAAAGAAACTCTTCTTTCTGGATATGGAAGTACAGGAGAGAAGGGAACTTTAGCTCAACTTGCACAGGCTATTACTTCTATAGCATTAAATGGCCTTGGGGCAACCGGAAGTTATGAAGATATAACAACAACAGCTAAGACTTTTATAAATTTCCTTTTAACTGGAATAGGGGCAACTGGAACAGTTCCTTCTAGCCTTGCTACTTTGCAAAATATTGAAGTCTTAGGGAATATGGAAGGAGCTTTAGGCGGGATTAATAACTATCTAGAAGTGGATGGAGGAGAAGGAAGTTCTTTTTCAGAAGTTCTTCTTGATGGATATGGTTCTACTGGAGGAAAAGGAAATTTAACTGCACAAAATGGAGCTTTTGCTACACTTCTTTCTTATGGAGCTACAGGGAGTAAAACGAATTTAACTACAACTGCGCTTAATATCTCTTCTTTAACTAACCAAGGAGCTACGGGAGAAAAGGGAACACTAACCGCAACGGGGTATAATTCAAACTTTCTTTATGACTCTTTTACGGGAACAAACGGAACAGTTCTTACTTCTCATACCGCAGATACAGGGCATAGCTGGACGGCAATAAGTGGATTTACTGCACATACAATAACTGGAAATAGAATCCATGGAGCTTCAGGGCTAAGAAAAACCCTTTCATCCGCAACTTCTTCAGGAACAAATATCTCTGTTACTTTTTCTATTTACGTAGTTAGTAACGTAAGCAGTTCAGAATCTCGTGTTATTGCTAGAAGTGATGCTTCTGGTGCGAATTATATCTATGCCGGATGGGCGCAAGGAACAGGAAGTACAGGAGCTTGGACTATATCCACAAGAGTTGCGGATAGTAATTATTACGTAGCTTCTGGAGATTTAGAGACTTTAACCGTAGGGCAGACTTATAACGCAGAGTTAGAAATAAGTGGAACAACTGCTACGCTTTTTGTAAATGATGTTCAAAAAGCTACTGGTTCTGTCGCGGCTGTTTCTTCCGCCGGAAAAATTGGGGTTTATTCTAACAACGGAGAATCTACCACTGGTTATCACATAGGAAATATTGGAGCTTATAATCATCCAACTGCTGTTCTTCTTGCTGGTTTAGGAAGTACAGGAGATATAAATACTTTTACTTCTGTTGTTGGAACTTCTGCTGGAGATAGTTTTTCAATTACTGATGATTTTAATAGAGCCGATGCTAATCCTCCTAGTGGTAATTGGGTAGAAGACGCTGGAACTGGTTGGTTTATAACTACTAACTGGTTGGAAGATGATACTAATAGTGGAGTTTCTGTACTTAGGCATACTGTAGCTTTAGACAACGCTTACAGGCAGTTTGCAAAAATACATGTTTTAAACAAAGTTTCAACTGATCAAGTAGGGCTTAGATTTAGAATGACCAGTACATTTACTGATGCACATTATAGACTTTTATGTACTAACACAACTACTACTTGGCAAAGTCATGGGGGATCAACAGTACAAAGTGGTTCTTTAGCTTTAGCTTCTGGAAATTGGTTAGGCTTAGAAGTTGAAGGCACTGGAACAGATACTGTAGTAAAAGTATGGGTATGGGCAAATGATCCTGGAGCTAGAAGTACTTGGGGTACTGCTGGTTTGACATTTACTAATAATCCTGCAACTGCTGCTAATACTGGTTTATACATTGGAATTGGGGATTATGCAACGTATAATTATCGAGTAGATGATTTTGCAGCGGGGAGTTCCGCAAATGCGCCTTAAATTATTAATTTTGGCATTATTTATTCTTTTATTCCCTGCACTAGCACAGGCAACGATACATTATGCTTCAGCCACTGGTTCTGCTAGTTGGGCTTCTAGTATATCACAGAATACTCCTTGTTCAGCTACGACAGCTATGTCCAATGCTTTAGCTGGAGATACGGTATATTTTCGGGGGGGTATTTATGCTTTAGGCCAATCAGATAATAATATTAAAGGAGTTGGAGTGCTAACTCCTAGCCATAGTGGAACTTCTGATACTAATAGAATTGTATTTGAGGCTTACCCTGGAGAAACTCCTCATTTAAGGACAACAGTTTCAGGTTCAATTATCTCTAGGGCTTGGGGAGATACAGGGCATGATTATACTACTTTAAGAGGGTTTACTATTTCTGGTATTGGTGCAGTAAATGGTAATTTTGGTAGTGTAGGAATAGGAAATGGTAGTATAGGAACTGTAATAGATAGATGTATTTTTGTTGGTGATCCTGCTGGGGGGACTAATACAGATAATATCTCAGGCATTGCTTTTGGTGAAGATTCAAATTATACGGTTATAAGTAATTGCACATTTACAGATTATTGGGATACAGCTAATAACCATAATACTAGCGCGATTAAAACTTATTTTGCTCAGTATTTAACTGTTACTAATTGCAACTTTATTCACAGCACTGTCGCAATTTATAATAAACAAGCAAGTAATTTTAATAATTATAGTAATAATTATATCTACAATTCTAATACTGCTATTTTAGTTAACGTAGATAATGTAGGCAATTCAAGTAATGGCACGGTGGCTAATAATATAATAATTGATTCCTCTTATTCTGCTCTTACATTAGAAAGACAATCAACTAACTATACCCCAAATTGGGCTATAAATAATAATACTATTTATAATCACTCAACAACAGCAAGAATGATTAGTATAAATAATTCTACTGGTAGGTATGTTTATAATAATATCTTAGGGGGTAATGTAAATGAAGGTACTGTTAGATACATAGCAGATTCAACTATTGATGCTGATGATCATAATTTATACTATAATACTGTTTTTTCAGTGTATAGAAATACTACTAATTACTCTTCTTTATCTGCATGGCAAGCTTCAGGAGTTTTAACTGGAGGTGGCAATCCTGGAGTAGGTTCTTTAAGAACAGTTACACAAAATATATGGCAAAATAGCTCTGGAACTTTAAGTCAAATAAATGACTTCATTCTAGTTAGTGGTTCACCAGCTTTAAACACAGGTAGAACAGGTAATATAGGTGCCAATCCTACTACAGTAGGAGTAACAAACTTAACAAACTTCTCTGTTATTACTAATTTAGGAGGAATTGGGAGCAATGGAGAGAAAGGAGTTTTAAGTTTAAAAAGTAATATTATTAAAACAAATCTTAGTCTAGGTAGTAGTGGAAATTACACTCCTCTTTCTTCACTTATTTTAGTATCAAAAATAATTATAAAAAAAATAAATATCTTAATACAATAAAAAGAGGTTAAAAATGAAAAAGTTAATTATTATTATTTCTATTCTTTTTCTTTCAGCTTGTGCAACTGTTGCTGGTCCGGAAATAAAAACGGCTGATCCGGAAATTCAAACGGCAAAAGCACAAATGGGAATGGGAGCTTTAACTCTTAGTGCTAGAAAAGGTCTTGTTACGACCACAACTGGGCCTAATGGAAATACTTCCATTATGGTAACAATCAAGTAGTAAAAGGAGTTTTAAAAATGAAAAGATTTCTTTCTGTTTTCGTAGCAATAGCTTTTCTCTCTCTTGCTTCTTATTCCGAAGCGGCTTTTACTGCGGGTATGACACAGATAGCAAAAGAAGCAGCTATGGACGCTGCTTATATAACTGGTGCTCCGGTTATTAAAATGGCCTTGGGTCTGCAAAGTGCAAATACGGCGATAAATACTGCGACTACTGATTACACTTCTTTTACTGATCTTGGAACGGCACATGGATACACGGCTGGTGGGAATACTCTTTCTTCCTGCACTTCCGTTTCTACTGCTGGTTCTTCCCCTCTGGCAGCAGATTTTAACTGCACTGGTGGACTTGTTTGGACGGCTACAGACAGCACTGGTATTACTGCTGACTGCGCAGTTCTTTATAACAGCACTTCTGGAAAAATAATGGCTCTTTATACCTTTACCTCTGCTGCTGCAACAGGTAACGGAGCTACTTTTACAATAACTCCTCCGACTGTTTCTTCTTCCGTTCGCGGTATGATGTATATTCAATAAGTTAAAGAGGGGAGTTAGTGCAAGGAAAAAGGCTAGCTCCCCTTTTTTTATCCTTCTTTTCTTTTGGAGGTTTTAAAATGAAGAAGATTCTTTATTTATTTTTCCTTTCTTTTTTTCTTTCTTCGACTAATAGCTTTGCTGTTTATTCCTTGCCTACAAGTAGCAATTCTAACGGGACAAATAACGCTAGAAATAGTATAACTTGGGCAGGGAATGTAGGGGTTCTCGGAGGGATTCCAGATAGGGCTACTATTTATACAACCGTAGCAGTAGGTGGGAATATTCAAACGGCGATAAATAATTGCCCTTTAGGACAAGTTGTAAAACTCGCTTCTGGAACACATTCTATTTCTTCTCAGCTTTATTTAAAAAGCGGAATAACTCTCCGTGGAAATGGCATGGGAGTTACGATTATTCAACCTACTACTGCTATCTCCGGCAGTCCCGTTAGATTTTCTTCCGGTGGGACTTTAAGCTCTTCCCTTGTTTTTTCCACTGGACTTGCAAAAGGTTCTACGGTTATCGGAACTTCTACTTCTCATGGTTGGGCTGTTGGGGATAAGATTCTTCTAGATCAACTTTTAAGTAGTTCTGATTCTCCTCCAGTAGATGATGGAAGTAGGACTTATACTGACTATGCAAGAAATAGCGATAGACTTCCTGGACAGATAGTGAAAGTTATTAGAGTTATTTCTTCTACTTCTGTAGAAATAGAAATCCCTACTTATTGGAACTATAACTCTTCTCGAAGCCCACAAGCTACTAAAATAAATAACTGGATGGATAATGCCGGGATAGAAGATTTAACTATTAATAACGCAAATGGAGGGTCTAGCCAAACAGGTTGGGGAGGTTCTTTAACTATGCACGCTACAGATAACTGCTGGTTAAAGAGAGTAGAAGTTATTGGTTCTTACATGTCTGCTATTAATATCCGTTATGGGTATAGAGATACTATTCAGTTTTCTAAATGGCATGAGGGAATTCCAGCAACTCCTTATCAGGGTTCTCCTCAGTATGATACAAGTAGAGCTTATGGAGCACAACTTAATCCCGTCAGTGCTTCTCTTTTTGAAGCAAATGAAATTTATCATTTAGACATGGCATTTATGCTTGTTGGGCAATGTTCAGGGAATGTTTTTGGGTATAACTATATTTGGGGAATGCAATACGCTCCAAGTGCTTCTTGGCAAGTGGATACAGTAAGAGCACATGGCGGGCATCCTATGATGAATTTAATAGAAGGGAACTGGACTGTAGGAACAATGAAGTTTGATAACACTTGGGGGACTTCGAGTCATAATACTTTTTTTAGAAATAAAATACGACTAGAGACAAGTAGAACTAGCTCTGCTCAGGATTTTAACTTCTATCCAACAGTTTGGTATAATAACGCAATAGGGAATGTTTTAGGTACAGCGGGTTTTGAGACGGCTTATTCTACAACTGCTGGAAGCTCTACAAAAGCGATTATAGGTTATTCAAGTTCTAATCAACACTTTTTCCATGCAAACTGGAACTCGGTTAATAACACAACTCTTTACAATGGAAGTGAGGATCAAGTTCTTCCTGCTTCTTTTTATCTTTCTTCTAAACCCTCTTGGATGGGAAGTGGAACTCCTTGGCCGGCAATAGGTCCAGATGTTTCTCCAATGGCACCGGCACAACCTGCTTTTGGAGATATGCCTTGGGATATACAAGAAGAAACAGACACAACTCCACCTGTTCTTTCTGCTGGAAGTCCAAGTGGGAATCTTCCATCTGGAACTACTTCTACTTCTGTTTCTCTTAGTACTAACGAAGCTGCTACTTGTAAATGGAGCCTTTCTTCTGGAACTTCTTATGCCTCTATGAGTAATACTTTTACTACTACAGGAAATTTAACTCATTCTTTTACTAAATCTGGATTAACAAATGGAAGTTCTTATAATACTTATGTAAGATGCTCTGACGGGATTAATGTAAATACCTCTGATTATCTTATTTCTTTTACTGTTAATAACACAACTCCTACACTTTCTGTTTTTGATACTTTTACTGATCCTAATGGAACTGCACTTACGGGGCATACTTCTGAGACTTCTGCTACTTGGGATAACAATCCCTATGCAGGAACTGGAACAATTACAATACAGAATAATAGAATCTATAGCAATCAAGCCTTTGGGACTTATTATGTTTCTAACTATGCTCCCGTTTTAAATGCAACTCTTAGTGCAGATTTATACGTCGCTAGCAATGCTACTTATGCTGCTTCTGGTTTAACTCTTAGACAATCAATAACTGATGCCACGATGTATGTTTTTAGATATAAACTTAGCGAAGGTGCCTGGGTTTTAGAAAAACTAGTAAGTAATGTTGTAAGTAATTTAGGAAGTTATCCGGCTACTTTAACAGTAGGGCAAACTTATCACATGACTTTTGTTATCAATGGCTCGACACTTAATGGTTTTGTAAATGGAGTTAATATCCTAACTGTTACTGATACTTCTATATCTACCCCTGGATATATCGGGGTAAGGCTTTATTACGGGAGTTCTACAACTGGTTATCATCTTGATAACTTTGAACTTCTTACTTCTGCAAATGCTTATGCTGCTCTCACTGGAAAAGGAAGTACCGGGGGATTTGGATATTTAAGTATAAGTTCTTCAAACCCCGTTACAAGATCTTTCTTCACTGGACCTTTTGGTGGTACTGGGGCAGGAAATTTACCTTATCCAGTAAAAACAACAGGGAAGATTATTGCTGAAACTACTGAAGGTAGCTTTGGAGATATTTCAACAGAAATATCCTTCTCCGCATCAATACCAAAATATAATAAAAAAACTGGAAGGATTATTATTCAATAAAAAAAAGTGGGCTGCGTATACTTAACCACGCAGAAAGAAGGAAAGAATGAATCTTTATGATATTCAAAAACCATTAACACAAATGGCTTATGAAGAGGTTAAGGATTTTATAAGAGAGTTAAGATATCAAAGAACAGTAGATCACTCTCCTCCAAAGAAAGAGAAGAAAAAGAGAGAGAAGAAAGAAAAGAAAACAGATATCTCTCTTCTCTTTCAACTAACTTCAGAACAGGCAGATGAGTTTTTACTTCTTTTAGAAAAGGAGAAAGAGAAAAATGAATATTCAGGAACAATGTAAGAAAGCTGGTTGTAAAGGATGGAATAATCCCCTGATTTGTGGAGGAGTTAAGCCTTGCCCGCTTGACGAAAAAGCAGCAGAGATGTTAAAAAAGGAGAAAAAAATTGGGATTTCTGGAAAAAGAAGAACTTAATCCTCCATTAACAGGACAGTATTTAGAGGATATAAAGGAAAATGCAAGGATACTTCTTGTTCTTGATTATCCGAGTAATGATAATGTTAAAGAGAGGAAGATTAACTACGGTTCAGTAGCGACTATTCTTTCTATGTGCATGAGTAGTGCAGGGATTATTTTCTCTTCTTGTTCTATTTGCTATGCTATTCCTCTAGCGAATGAGAATAAGACTATTTATAAATACTTTACGGAGAAAGGAGGATTTACTACTGAGGCACTTCCGTTTTTAGAACTGCTAAAGGAGAATATAAAAAAAGCAAATCCTACCGTTATTGTTCCAGTAGGAGAACTTTCTCTGCAAGCCCTTACAGGAAAGAAGGGAATAGAGAAATGGAGAGGAAGTGTTCTTGAAAGTCTCTATGGAGATACTAAATGTATTCCTATTATTCATCCAAGAGATTCTTTTAAACGATACTTATTGAAATACCACATTGCCGCGGATTTTAAGAGAATAGAAAAAGAGAGTTATTTTAAAGAAATAATAAGACCAAAGAGAGAGTTAAAGATAAATCCCTCTTTCTGCGAGGTTATTTCTTACCTTGATAATATCTTGGAGAAAAAACTAACAGTAGCTTCAGATATAGAATGCCCAATTCCAAAGTGTATAAAGGATAAAGAAAGTGGGATTACTAAAATCTACGGTACAAGGGGTGTCACTTGTATTTCTTTTGCTATATCTCCTTTTGCTTGTATGTCTATCCCGTTTAATAATTTCGTCTGGACGGAGGATGAAGAGGTAGAGATTTGGCTTCGTATAGCAAAGATATATGAAGATAGAGAGATAAAAACAAAATGGCAAAATGGGGCAGCTTTTGACCTTATTTATCTTTTCATGGTTCATAAATGCCTTGTTCTCGGACCGATCTCTGATACTCTTATAAAAACAAATGTTCTTTATCCAGAGTTTCCTAAGTCTCTTGCGTTTCTTACTTCTACTAGAACAGATGAATGTTATTACAAGGATGATGGGAAAGAGATAAATGTAGACGGAACGAGGGATTGGAATCAATACTATATTTACAACGCAAAAGACTCCGCGGTGGATTATGAAATAGATACTTCTCTTGATGAAGAACTTCTTGAGAGCAAGAACAAAGCTCAATGGGATTATTCAGAAAGACTTATAGAGCCACTTTTTTATATGCAATGCAGAGGGATAAAGGTAAATATAGAAAAACTCTTAGAGCATAAGAAAGAAGCGAAAGCTTATCTTAAAACTCTACAAGATAAACTTAATCTCCTTACTGGAACTACTCTTAATGTCTCTAGCCCGAAACAGGTTATTGAATATTTCTATAAGACTAAAGGCTTTTCAGAACTTACAAAAACAGTCAAAGACCCTGACACTGGAGTTAGAAGTGAGAAGGTAACAGTAGATAACAAAGCCATGACAAAGCTTGCAAGGAAATATGACTGTGAAGAAGCAAGACTTGTTAAGCAAATAAGAGGCACTAGGAAACTTATCGGAACTTATCTCGAACCTCCTTTTGACGAAGATGGTAGACTTCGTTGTTCATTTAAACAAAGTACCAAGTTCGGGAGACTTGCTTCTTCCAAAACCCCTTTTAAAACGGGGTATAATATGCAGAATCTTCCGAAGGTTTTTCTAGAATTCCTAGAACCCGATGAAGATCATATGTGTTTTGAGTTGGATAAGAAACAAGCAGAGTGGGTTGCTAGTGCTTATTATTTTAATGATGTTAATATGATAAAAGCAGTAGAGGAAGGAGCGGATATACACGTAAGAACTGCACAGTTAATGTTCAAAGCACCAAAAGAACTTATAGAACTAGAAGATTCTATCCTCGGTCCACTTACTGAACCTACGGAAATAGAAGCTTTAAGAAGAGAAAAATGTCCAGAAGTTTTTAATTACCCCATTCTTCCAAACATGTCTATGCGGCAAAGTGGAAAGAAATGCAATCACTCTTTTAACTACGGACTTAGTGCAAATGGATATTCAAATAACTATGACATGCCTACTTCTGTAGGAAAAGTTTGCTATGCTCTTTATCACTCTGCATATCCAGGGATTAAACATGGGCATGAGAAGATAAGAAATAAAATAGTAATGGATAGGACTCTTGTTAATGCCTTTGGATGGGTAAGGCGCTTCTTAGGAAGATTAGACGATGATACTTTCCGGCAGGCTTATTCCTTTTATGGCCAAAGCACAGTAGGGAGACTTCTGAATGAAGGACTTATTACGACTTATAACGATCAGTATACTCCAGAACTTTCTTCTTTCATGCGTGACGTTGATATTTTCAATCAAGTTCATGATAGCATTAAGGGGCAATACCCCGACAATGAAGAAAGCTTGCGAAACTTTGCCAAAGCACTTAAACAAATGCAACGAAACCTTGATATCCCTCTTAAAGCAAATGGGAAAACTTATACAATCAGGACGGATGGAAAAGTAGGTTATAACTTAAAGAAAATGAAACCCATTCCTCTTTATGGAACAGAAGAAGAGATTTATCAAGCTTTAATAGAGATAAAAAAAGAACTTAAACCACTAAAAAAATCTCTTCCTTCTCTTCCAGAAGTAGTAGAAGAAGCACTCTTTCAGGAAGAAGAGGATGAGATACAGAAAAGGATACAGGGAAAAGAATATGAATTTTAAATATAAAATAAGCATTCTTGATGAAATAATAAATGCTATAAATAGTAAAAGAGGCTTAGAGGAGATAGAATTATCAAAAGAAGAATATCAATTATTACTTCTTGATAATCGCTTTAATGCACATCCCTGTGTATTTATTGAAGTAACAGAATGTAAAACTATTTATTCTATCCCAATTAAAATAAAATATTAAAAAAGGAGTTTGATTTTATGCAGCATTGGAGTGTGAAAAGTGGCAAGGCATTATGCAGACTTCTTAAGTGCTTATCTTCAATACAGCGAGAGGACAGAACCTCCGCTGCAATTCCATATTTGGAGTTGCCTTTCTATAATAGGAACGGCACTTCAAAGAAAGGTTTATTTAAAATGGGGATTTAATACCGTTTATCCAAATCTTTATGTAGTTTTTATCGGCCCTTCTGCCTGTGGGAAAGGTCTTGCAATGAGACTTGCAAAAGACCTTCTTAAAGAAATACCCTCTGTATTTCTAGCCTCAGAATCAATAACAAGAGAAGCTCTTATACAAGATATAAAAGCAAGCAATAACAACTACGACGATCCCTCTGATGGTTTTACAAAATCTCACTCTTCTTTAGGAGTTTTTAGTGAAGAACTGGCAGTATTTCTCGGGCAGCAAAATGTCAAATTCATTGCCGATCTTACCGACTGGTTCGATTGTAAAGATAGTTGGGAATATCGGACTAAAGGTTCTGGCACGGATTCTATTAATTGTGTTTGTCTTTCTTTACTTGGCGCTTCTGCTCCAGATTGGCTACGTAGTATTCTTCCACAAGAAGCTTTTGGTGGGGGCTTTACTTCTAGGATTATATTTGTGGTTGAAGAAGGGAAAAGGCAACGGATTGCTGACCCGACGATTCCGGAAGAAACGCTTGCTATGAGAGAGTTTCTTATAGAAGATTTAGAAAAGATAAATCTTTTAGCAGGGAAGATGCTTTTTCATCCAGATACGATGAAGGTTTATACAGAATGGTATGATAATGCAGATAAGAACTTACCGATAAAAGACCCATCTTTTTCCGGTTATTGCGAGAGAAGAGCTATTCATCTTCTTAAACTCTCAATGATCTGTAGTGCTAGTAGAAGTGACGAGAAGATTATAGAACCAAGGGATTTTGAACGGGCCTTAGCTTTGCTTTCAGCGGTTGAACCAAAGATGCCTAGAGCCTTTATGGGACTTGGAAAAGCACGGTATGGAGAAATGACTTCTGTAGTTCTTGAATATCTCTCTAAAGTAAAAACAGCTTCGACCGCAGATATTTTAGAAAAGTTCCATCTTGATCTGGATGAATATACTCTTTCTATAGTAATGAAAACTCTTCTAGCTAGAGAGAGAATAGATGCGTATTACGCCGAAGGACATACTCACTATAACTATAAAGAAAGGAGAAATGAATAATGAAAATCTTATGTGAAATAGGACTGCCTACTGGGATAAATGCTAATCGAGTTCTAGAGAGAGTTAGAAATTTAGGGTATGTAATAGAAGAGATTCAAGAGTTAAAGGAAATAGTGGTAGAAGAGGTAGAAGTAAAAGAAAAAAGAAAAGAAACGCATAACTTATATACAGGAAAAGATTGTTCTTGTGTTGATGATGGAGGTATTTGTTGGATTTGTAGGAATATAACAGAAGGTGGCCTTGCTGCTTGTAAAACTTGTGGAGGAGCAGAAGGAAGTCTTACTACTGATTGCTGTGGAAGACAATTAACTGAATATGAAGAAAACCATATTTATCACTATGAAGATTTAGATTTTAAAAACGGAGAATGGATTAAAATAAATCCAAGGGATTTAGACTCTTCTTGCGGAGAATAAGAAATGTTTGATACCAAATGCCCTGAAAGTTTTATATATCCCTATGATTGTGGAACAGAATTACCTTGCCAAACTTGTCCTTATTATTGGAGAAATAAAAAATGAGTAATCGAAAACAAAGAAAAGAAGAGAAGGAAATAAGAAGACTTAACAGAGGAACTCCCTTGAAAAATCAACCTACTAATTGGTGGATGATTCTAGACGATGAGATAGACTCTTTACTAAAGGAAGAAGAGAATGAAACACAAAATAGAAATCTGTGAGAAGTGCAAGAAGGAGAAAGAACAACTCCTTGCTAATCCTAAAGGAGGATGTAGAACCTGTGACTTTTCTTCTTTATCAGATTCTTCTGGAGTCTGTAAAGAATGCTTTGAGCTTTATACCCCGTTCGATCACTATCCAAAATGGAAAGCAAAAGAGGAGAAATAAAATGTGTGAATGTAAAAACATGGATAAACATATCAGTGGAGAATGCTTTGTTACCGTTCCAAAATACTACCGAGACGAACACAAGGATGAAGTAAATAGATGCCCTCTATGTGGAATAAGTCTTAACCATCTTGGTCTTTGCCCCCTTGGTTGCAGTTTTCCCAGAAAAGAAAAAGTCCAGGTTTTCGAAGGGCTTAACAAAGGAAGGGAAGGGAGAAGAGAAAGTAGGGTAGAGGAGAAAAAAGCATATAACTGCCTTACTTGCAAAACTTATCCTTGCAAGTGTAAAAAAGCTTCTTCTTCGTTTGCCCCTGTAGATCATGACGAGAAGTTAAAACAAATGCAAGAGATATTCGACAAGTGCCTCGAAATAGCAAATGGAAAGGGGCATGATTACTCTGGAACTAAAGATGCTATGAGTAACTTCCATGACTTTGGCTGGAAAGGAATAGTGGTTCGCTTAGGGGATAAGTTTCATAGGATTAAAAACTTCTGTAAACAAGAAGAGCTTTTAGTAAAAGATGAATCCATAGAAGATACTCTTTTGGATATTATTAACTACGCCGCTCTTTGTCTTATTGAGAAGAGAATAGAGGAGAAGAAATGAAAGTAATAAGAAATTTAAATATTACTTTTGAACTGACTGAAAATGAAGCTCGGGATGTATACCTTATATTAAAACAAAATCATACCTATCCTTCTTGTAGTTTAAAGCTTTGCTCTGAAATAGTAAAAGCACTTGGGTATACACCACAAGAAGTTCCAGATATTTAAAAAAAAAAAAAAAGAAAAAAGAAAAGCCCCAAAGGAGAAATCCCGAGGGGCTTTTTTATTACCATTTTATATTCCCTTCTTCCATAGTATTATGAATCGTAGGACCAATAATAGGAATATCCCTAACCATTGTTTTCCTAAAGGCATCCCAATTATCATCTACTATTCCTAGCTTTAGTGCATACCCTTTTGTTCCGATATCTCCAATTACAACTCCTGAGAGAGCTTCTGCAAGTCCAGAAGAACTTCGCATAGAGTTTTGCACGGTATCTGCCCAAAGACCAAAACCTCCTCCGCTAGCAAAATAGCGGCTTAGTTGTTGAAGAAGCGTTTCATCGTCTCGAATCTTCCCGGTTAAAAAATCTATTGCCTCCGCGGTAATTCCCCCGCTAATTGCCATTACTGGAATTAACTTCGCTGCCATTAGCGGATCACTTTTCAGAGTTCTATAAACAAGTTTCGCCTGTTGGATTCCGAAAGTTTTAAAAAGTGTCAGCATTTTTATCCAAGGGCTTTCATTACTAACCCATCTTGGAAGACTCATTGCGTCATTTACAAACTGCGTCTGACGAACAAAGTTATAAGAAGCAGTTCTTCTATCGAATTCATTAAGCTCTGTTCTACTTGCAAGAATCTCTTCTGGCTTTAGCCCTAGTTTTTCAAGCCGCATTGCTGCTCGTTTTCTACTTCCGCTATCAATAGGAGAATTTTGAAATTCTCTAAAAAGATCCGTAGCATATTCCCTTCCGGTTTCTGCTGCAAATAGCCTATTAAAAATCTCACTATGTTTAAACCCTGTATAAGTAAGGCTCTTATCAGAAAGATTCTTCATTCCCTCTGCAAGTTTCGCAGCACTTAAAAACTCTGCACTTACTGGCTCTTCATTTTCAAACCGTGCAAATTCATTAGCATAAGAATGAAGCATTGCGGCACTTCTTTCTGCTCGATCCATAACAGTTCTAGGATCGCTGAAGATATGCCCAAGGGCTTTAAGCGAACTCTTTGTATAAGAAGTCCCTATGGTATTTGCACTTTGTCCTAAGTTTCTTAAACCTGCTCGACCCATTTTTGTAAGAACTTCATAGCTAACTGCAACATCAGAAACTATCTGTGCAACTGGATCATGAGCATAACTTCCGCCGACTATTCTTTTATTTATATCCGTAGCGTATTTATAAACATAATCTCCACTTTCTCTTTTTATATTTCCAAGAAGTTCTAAAGCCCCTTTTCCATTTTGCCCAAAGGCTTTAATAACCTCTAGTCTTTTAGTAGTAGAGAGAAAATAGTTATCAAAAACTATGTCTATATTCTTCTCAAACCCCTCTACATCGAACTCTCTTGCATATTCCATATTTCCATACTTAGGGCTATTCATTCTTCTACTAAGAATTCGATCAAGAAGAACTTCTGCTTGTGCCGGTGTATCTGCATAGCCTTTAGTTATCATTTGTTTTATAGCCGCATCGTGCTTTCTCCCCGGTCGGAGAAGAGTTTCAGGGTCGTAATAACGTGGCCAGTAAGGTTCATTAGAGTCAAATTCAAAGGGGACTTTTTCTCCTTTTAGGTTAGTTATCTTAACTCCATTAGCTATCATATCTTCTGCAATTTCGTTAAACTTTTCTCGGTAAAAGGTAGCGGCTGCCTTTACTTCCCTACTATCATGCAGTTGCCCGAACTCTTCTGTTTTATAACTAGATACTATTTCAAAAACTCTCTCTTTATCTTTCTCTGAAAGCTTGGAGTTTATATTCTTCTTTATTGTCGCCATTTCTGCATATCGAAGATCGGACATTAAACGGATGGTAGAGAGTTTATCCGCAAGAGCTTTTGCACTCGGGCCGTGCGTTCTTAAATACTGCTCTCCATCGGAAGCAAGTCTTGCAGTTACTTCTTTAAGCCCGAAAAATCCTCTTTTAGAAAGCGAGGTTTCTACAAAAACCCTATCTGCTTCTTTAACTGCTTTCCGGATAGAAGTCTTTTTTGGACTTTTAAAATCCTCTCCGAATTTAGATTTATAAAGAAAGAGAAGAGCTTCTTTTACTTTCTCTTTATCACTAGCTGCTAGGTCTTTAAAAGAATCAAAGTCTGTTACCTGCTTAACTAAGACTTCTAACTCTTTTCCAGTTAAACCAAGAGCGGTTTTAATCCTCCCTACTTCTCTTCCAAGACTTCTCTCTATAACCTTCTCCCCTGAAGAAAGCTCCTTTCCGGTAAGAAGAAAATCTCTTACTTGCTCCGGTTCCATTTCAGTAAATTTTGTTAAGTATTCTTCTATTGAAATCTTCTCTTCTTTCGCCAGCTTTTCTACGTTTTGAAATTCTTCTTTAAGTCTTTTATTCGCCTCTTTCCGACTTGCTATTGTTTCTTTAGTAGTAAAGTCCTTTCCTGCTGCTCCAAGAGATTTAGGTTTTTTCAGGGATTCAAGAACTCCCTTTTCATTTACAGAAAGAGTTTTTAAATCATTCTCTATCTCTGCTTTTGTAACTAAATTAATAACCTGCGCCCTTGCTATCTGTTCTGAAAAGAAAGAAGTAACCTGTTCATCTTTAAATGCAATCCAGACTCTATGTTCTTCCCCTCCAGTTATTTTACCTCCAATATGTGTAATTCCATCATAACCTATTTCTTCCAATCTTTTATTTACCTCTACTTTTCCTATTCTATCTGCTAGTCTTTTATATATATCCCCTCCATTTATTTTAAAATCAAAACCTGCATCAATGTAGGGAGTTTCTCCAATTACTTTTCTTACTATTTCATTGGCTTCTTTTATTGAATACCCTTTATCTGCATCGAAAGGGTTTTTAATATCTACAAGTAATTTTAAAACATTTGGTTGTGCTTCACGTATAGCCCTTTTTCTCGGATAAGAAACTTCATGAAATTGCGGATTCATTGTTTGGAGAGTTGCCCGTCCATATTTCTCTTTTGCCTCTACTAAAAAAACCTGGGCCTCTGATAAGGAAGTAAATTCCTTTTTCCCTAATATTGCTCCAACACCAGAAGCTTCTGCATATTCACTGGCAATTTTAGCATTTTCTGTAGTATAAATTCCTGGGCCATAAAAAGCATTTTCATCCCCACCTTTTACAGTTAATTTATCTATCGGTGCAGTTGTACCATGATAAACAATTTTTCCTTTATTACTAAGTGTTTCTGCCTTTAACCCTACTACTTCAAAAAGAGCATCAATAATCCTCGGATCGAAATTATGCCCCCGCATTTCTTCAAAGATTTTAAGAAGCTCTTCCTGACTTGCTTCTTTTCTATAACTTCTTTTATTCGTAGTAAGCGCGTCATAAACATCTGCGGCACTTACTATCTGAGCTTCGATAGGAATCTCACTTCCTTTCTTCTTCTCTGGATATCCCTTCCCATCAAATCTCTCATGATGTTTAAAGACAATATTCTTAACCGTTTCAGAGACATTACTAGTTTCTATTTCCTCTAACCCTTTCCTTGGGTGTTTTTCTATCTCTTTAAACTGTTCAGGAGTAAGGCCTTTATCACTAAAAAGAATCTCTTTACTAACTTTTATCTTCCCATAATCATGCAACCAAGCTCCGTACATAAGATCATGTTTTATATTCTCCGGGATATTTAAAACCCTTGCCATTTTCATAGCTATTCCTGCAACATGCTCTCCATGGGCTTTTAAATCCTTATCATACTGTGCTATTTTTCCAACTAACTCTTGAACTGTCGGTGGTTCTTTAACACCTAAGAGAATTTCTAACTGCGAAATATGCTTCTCTGCAAGACCTCCAGTTGTTACTATCTGTTTCTTCCCCCATTTTCCAAGGTCAGTCCTATCATCCAGAACTGCAATAATCTCACTCCCGAGTCTTTTTAAAAACTGACTATCTATTCCAGAGACTTCATTTCCTCGAATCGGAGCAAGACCTTTTTTATTAACCGTAGGAGTATCCGCGCCAAAATCCGGTGTAACTCCTGCAACTCTTCCTACTAATCCATTCTCTTTATATTCCTCTTGAATAAGACTTAAGTCTTTAAGAATAAGTGAACCTTGCCTATGAGAAGAAGCACTGATAACATCAGGGTAATAGCCGTATTTAATTTTAAACTTTTCCATCGCGGCATTTCTTAAGGCCACTTTTGCAGGGTCGAAACCCGTCTTCTCGCTATACATTCCATCTATATCTTCCACTACTACTTTTTTAGAAACATCCGAAAGAACCATTCCCCCTTGGGAAGAGGAGAAAACCTTCGCTTCTGGAGTTTTTAAATCCAAAGAAAGCTGCTCTTCTTTTCCCCCTGAAGGTTTCTTTACTACTTCTAAATCCTTAACAACCTGAGAAGCTTTAAAATCTGGAACGCTTACAACCCCAGTAAAATCCGTTGCAACTTCAAGTGCTTTTTGTAAAGAAGGATTGTCTTTAACTGCCATGTTCATAGCCTCTTTACTAGGAACTCCTTCTTTTATTAAGTTCTTATATATCTCCGCTTTTTCTCCTGCAACTCCTCCCATAGAAAGAGTTATTCCTGTAAGAACAGAAGCAGTTATTTCCGTAAGATCAACTGTTCCTGTAGCTGCTTTCTGCTCTGCTCCACTTTGAAAACCAAACACTGCTCCCATTACTCCTGCTCTTTGTATCTGTGTAAGCGGAATTGCATTTATTGCTTCGAAAGTTTTTCCTATTCCAAAACGGCTTACAGAAGCTATTGCCCCATCTTTAACCGCTCGGACATAAGAACTGTTCGAATAGTCTTTCTTCTCTAAACTTCTCTGAAGAGAATCCAAAGTTCCCTTAACCCCTGCATAGCCAGGGCCAGCGATAAACTCTGCAATTCCCATAGGAGCACTTCCTATTCCTTCATAAAGACTTTTAACAAGACCACTAGTTCCTGCTTTCTTCTCCCAATAATCCGCTCTTTTATCAGAAAGCTCTTTTCCTTTTTTTAAACCAATAGCTCCGAGGAAGGAGCTGTTTGCTTTGTTAAAACCGGCAAGAGCGGAGAAGAGAGGGGCTTTTATCATGTTTTGGGTTAGGGAGTTTTCAGGCTTTTCTTCTATCTGAGAAGAAGGAGCTTGCCCCACAGACCCTCCTAAAATCTCACTAAGGCTAACCTCCCCTTCATTCCTTCCAGGCTCTTCCACCTTCTTCTTGGAAGAAACAGGAGGAGCCGAAGCCCCTCCATTTAAAAACTCATTTAAACTTAACTCTCCCATTTCTTACTCCTCTTCTGCTGCAAATGGAGTCATTCTATATCCAGGCATTTTATTAAGAAGTATCTGCATCGAAGTTTCATTCCTTGCAGGGTTAGACATAAGAGGTTTTGTATCTACTTTATCTCCTTCTTTAACTCCTAGAACATCTCCTTTTTTCCAGCTAGGCCCATCTGCGGGAGCTATAAGAACAGATTTATATCCGGGAAAAAGACTCTTATTTTTTGAAAGAAGATGTTTTTCTTCTGGAACTTCTATCATACTCTCCATTCCAGAAACTCCACTCATTGCGTTTACTTTTAATTTAGCAAAGAAGAGTGCCGAGTTTGTATCTAAATTATCCCCCTTTCCACCTTTCATTGCTTTTGTTTTCAAAAGAGAAGAGATATAGTTATTTGTCTGATTAAGCTCCTTCTGGTTATACTCCTGCTGTTTCATCTGTATTGAAGCAACTCTTTGCATGGAAAGAGCTTCTATTTCTTTCTCTCTAAGTCCAACTCCTGCCCATGCGATTTTATTCTGCTCACTATTCTGATTCGCTATTACACTATGTTGCCTCTTCTGCTCATTAAGCTGAGAGTAATTAAACTTCATATTCTGATTATGCTCAGAAATTCTAACCCCTAGCTCTGCACTTCTCCATTGATTCTCTGCACCTAACCTTGCCTTCGCTAGTCCAAACTCTGCACTTTTCCACTTCTCTTCAAATCCCATTCTTTTATTAAACTGATCTTCTTCCATATTTACTCTTGTAAGAAACTGCTCTGCTTCTTGATCGAGTCTTTCTTTCTGTAACTCTTTCTGTGCAGTTATTCCTTTATCTACATTTTCACTCTCTACTCCTGCCGAGAATTTATCCCTCGCCATTTGCTGTGCAGCTTTTCTCCCCTCAGAAATTCCATAAAGCTGATCTCTAAGCGCAACTGCTCCTTGGACCTGCTGCAAATTACTTTGCAGAAGCTGTGCTCTATTTTGCATTAAACTATCAAACTGATCCGGTGTCATTCCCATAAGCTCTCTAGGATCATTAAAACCTAAAGAGGAAGAGAAACTCCCTCCAGCTTTTAACGCCTGTTCTATCTGCGCCGGATTCACACCTTGAAATTTCTCCCCTATTCCTTTCAACTCCTTCTCATATTCAAGAGCTAACTTTTCACTTATTGCCATTTCTCTCCTCCTTAAAAAAGACTTGGAGAGTTAAGAAATCCAAGTTTTGATTCTGTCATTTTTCCGGTTTCTAAACCTGTATTTCCAGACGGACTAGCTCCTAGAGAAAGATTCGTATTAAGCCCAAGAACCTTTGCCTGCTCAGGAGTTAACTGATCCAAATCTCCACCTTTCGCAAGAAGTTCTTTTAAAAACTTCAACTGTGCCTGTTGCTGTTGTTGTGCCGCAGAAGCTTTTAACTGTGTCATTCCTATAGAACTTGCAACCTGAGAAATTCTACCTCCAGTAGTATCTCCCCCGATTGCCTGCCCAAGTAAACCTCCGATAACTGCTATATTTGCAGGAGTCATTTTTACTCCCCCCGTTGCTTGCTGCCCACTTCCCCCTTCTCCTAAAGCAAGATTAGGAACACCAAGAGAGAAGTTAGAACCATTTCCTCTTTCATTAACTCCCATTCCAAAGGGATTAAGACTTAAGTCAATTGCCATTTCTTTTCTCCTTTTATAGAAGTCCTGCAACTGCTCCAGCAACTCCACCTATAGCTGCTCCTGGAACTCCACCAAACATAAATCCCATAGAAGCTCCACCAATAGCACCACTAACAGCACTTCTTAACTTACTCCCATCACCTTTATCCGTAGAAACTGCACTTCCTGCAATACTTCCTAAGAAGTTCCCTCCGTATTGAAAAACTTTTAAATCCCAAAGGGCATCTTTTGCACTCATTTCTACAGAAGCATCGTCTAATTCATTTTTTATTGCAGAGTAAAGCTTCGCAAAATCCATAGCAGTTATGGCGATATCTCTTTTTGAAAGAATTCTTTTCGTTACATAATCCATAGTTATCATCTCATTCTTAAGAACAAGTTCTGCATTTAATTTAAAAGCATCATACCTAAGAGCAGCATCAGCTTTTGTAGTATCTTTCAGTTTCTGACTTCTAATAATCGCCTCTCCAATTGCAAAAGCAGAAGACATAACTGCATTAGCATTTCTCATTCCTGCTTTATATTTAGGAAGAATTATCTGATTAATATCCGCTTCAAGAAGAGCACTTTCCGCGGTCATAAGCGTATCTATCTTCCCACTAATATCAGAAATAAACGTACTTAATCCATTTACATTTGAATTTCTATACGCCTGAATAGCCGTTTCAAAATCTATTTCCGAATAAGTTTTTAAATAACTAAACGGAGCCGTGAAATCTGTAATTAACTTCCCACTTCCTAACAACATATTATTTGCATTAATCCCTACGTAACTAGCATAAGGGCTAACCCCTGACATGGCACTATTCATTGCCGCTGTTAAATCTATCGTAGCACTTCCAGTTCCTAAAAACTCTCCATGCCATGTTTTCATATACTCTGGAAAATCTATCTTTCCAGAACTTCCTCCACCACCACCGGAACTTCCCATTTTTTACCCCCTTGTTAAAAAAGTATATTGCTTAAATCCAAGTCTTTTAGTTATCGCAATGACTTCCGGAACTTCCGTATATGCAATAAGCTTCTTACATTTATTTTGCTTTTTAAACTCTTCAAGAATCTCTATTCCTGCAACCCAAGCAAGAGAAGGAATCTCTCTAACTGCAAAGAGAGAATAAAGAAGAAGATTCCTCTCTTGAGTAATAGAATCCGTATCTATAGTAGTTGCAATAAAACCAAAAACTCTTTCTTCTAGCTTTCCTTCTCCTTCTTCCACACCTGCCCAAAGTTGCATACTCTCTGTAAGAAGACTTTGGAGAACTGCAAAAATTGTCTCTGGAGAATAAGAAGCTTTTGGAATTAAATTAGAAAGAAAAAGGGGCCGAAGCTTTTCCCAAATACTAACTATCTGTTCAGGACTCAATCGGATTAGCATTTGTAATTTCCTCTTTAAAAGTAAACCCTACTACTGGCGGAGTAGTTATTACTCCTTCTTCCATAGAATAAGAAAGAGAGATAAAAGAAACTTCATTTATTTTTAAATCCTTATTTATCCTATTAAACCCTTCTTTAACGGGAAAAAGAACCGTTCTCATTTCACTTTCTTCCTGGATATTTAACTGAACAACTAAATTCTTCGCCTTTGTCTCTTGGATATAAATAAGAAAATTAGTAAGAAATCCCGCGGGTTTTACTAAAAGAGCTTTATAAACAATCCCGGGAGAAGGAAGTTCTACAGTAAGAAAAGAATTTGCAAGCACTTTTATCTCAGTTCTTATTGGTTTTTTATTTAGCGCTTCTACTACCTGTTTTACCGATTGCATTTGTTCTTCTAAGCTATCTCCTCTAATAACCAAATCTCCCCTCATTATTTCTCTCCTCTTGTAAATGCCATATTTTCTAAAAGCTTTATCTCTTTCTCTATCTTCGGAACAGCAAGTTCTAGAATCTCTTCCATAGTTTTTAAGGGATTCTGGAATTCTATTTGCTGAATAGTAGTAAGAACTAGTTCTTTCTTTTCTTTAAACTCCGGGTGCTCTTCGAGAAACTTTCCAAAAACCTTTGTAGTATATGCAAGCTTTTTCCCTAACTTATCTACGGTCTCTGGAAGATAAAGAAGTGCCGTCTCTACTCCTTTAATAAAAACCCTAGAAAGAACTTCGTCAAAAACTTCCTTATCTCCATCTATAACTATTTTTAAAAACTCTTCTTCGTTACAGAATTTTTCCATTTTTTATCCTTCCTTGTTTATATCCACAAAGCTATGCCCTCGGTTATATCTCTTATCAATCTTATCATACTGAACTATCATCCAATCAGGAGAACTATAAGAGAAACTCGAAGCAAAAAACTCTATCTTAAACTCACTACCTGCCACATGAGGCTTACAGACATTTTCATTATTAAGCCTATAAAGTGGGCTAAGAAACCACGGGCCACCTATCTTCTCTCTTGTATGGATTCTAAAAGAAAGATTCTCTTCCAAAACTCCACTATCTACTCCAAGAGAAATTTCTTCTATAACCTTAAGTCCTGGGTCTTTAAAGTCAAAAATAGAAGTAATAAACTTTCCATTTTCTAAACTAGGAATAGCAGAAACAAGAAACCTATCTCCACTTCCTATAGAAGCCAGGAAATTTCCGGTTAAAGAATAAAGCCCTTCAGAATTCAGAACAAAAGTCTTTCCTTCTGTTTTTATAAAAACCTCTTCAGTGTTTTTCTTAAAAAACATCCTTGTTCCTAAATCTTTAAACAAATACCCGAAGCCTAGTAAATTAACCTTCTCCTCTCCACTAATTCCCCAAAGCTTTCCCTTTCCATCTATAAAATACAAAACCCCTTCTCCAAGGCACCAGCTAAATGAATCCCTAGGGCCAGTAGAAGAAATAACTCTCTTTCCAAAAAAGTGCTCTGTAGGAAGAAGCCTTACAACTCCTCTTGTTCCAAGAACCAAAGGAGAGTTATTTAAAACACTAACTCCTACTACTTCTCCTATTTCTAACAAACACTGATACCCTGCTTCTATGTTATCCTCACTAACAACACAGTCTATATTCCCTATCCCTGAATAAGAAATAAAAGACTTCCCTATTTCTAAAGAGGGAATTGCGTTTGGAATAAATTCATTATAATTCAGTGTATGATTCCCTATTAATAATTGCCCGTTATAATTCACCATTTCTTTTCCTACTGGCACTTCTTCAGTATACGCAAAATCTCCATTACTATCAAGACTTATTACCACAATGCCGTTAGAAAAAAGTGCATAAGTCTGATAATCTGCACAAACCCATTTTCCTCCGGTAGGAATTCCACTAAAAAGACAACTTCCTAAACTAGAACTTCCTATTTCCCAAATGCTATTAACAGAGAATAAATAAGAAACACTTCCTATTTCAAAAACCTGATCGGAAGAAGAAAGAGAAAGAAGAAAGGAAAAATCCTCTTTCTCTACCGTTTTAAACCCTTCACTAGTAGGTTTCATATTCTCCACTTCGCTAAAGAAATTCTGATTCCTCCCACCTGAAGGACTGATTCCTCGATGAAAAAGAAGATCAAAAATCAACCTTGCTTGTAGCATCTTTTATCCCTCCAAGACTAAGGAAACATCTTCTACTTCTTCTTCAATCGCATCGTTATTTATCTCTCTTATTGTATCCATAATAACCCCACTAAGCTCTGCCCCTCCAGAAGAGTTTCTTCTATTTATATCCAAAACATACATCGCTGTAGTAACTACTAACTCTGGATAATTAACACTCCACCAGTTAGAAGAAAACTCATCGGAAAGAGAAAGGATATTAAACCTTCCCTTTAGCATTATCGAATATTCTTCCTCTGCATAGCAGTTAAAAACAACTCCCCTAACCAGTCCATCACAAAAGACTAAATCTGCAAAGTTTGAAAAGACAAACATCTTATCAAAAGTCTTCTCAAAAGTCTCAGTAGAAAACGGATAGTAAGAAATAGGAGTTCCAGTTTCTTCATAATAATTAAGAGGAAAACTTTCTACTTTTGTCAACCTCTGCCTCTCCTCTGCATTACTAATCCAAACTTCCTTAATAACCTTACACTCCATAGGGATAATAACAAACCTCTTCCCTACTTCTAACTTCCTAAAAAGAACCTGATCTTTCTTAGAAGAAAAAGTCTTACTATCTAAAAACTTAATCCCGTTATTTATCGCTTCATCTATCGAAGCATTCGTCCAAAATAAAAAGCCGGAGGCGCTTTTAAACGCCTCCCTAAGTTCACTTATATTCATAACAATCCCTCTTTTAAACCGCTTGAGTTATTAACTTCCATCCAGTATTTCCTGTTCCAGTTTTCTTTATATAAATAACCCCATTGGTATAATCTATACACAAACTTCCAACGGGAGCAGCGACATAACTTTCCGGAGTTCCAGAATAAACAAATACCTCTACCTGTGTCCCAACGGAAGTGTCTAAATTTGGATAAAGCTTTAACTTATTTATCTTTAAAAGCCCATCTCTATATCCACCAGCGGCAGAATTCCCGGACCCGCCATAGTAAAACTTTATCGGAGTATCAGAAGCAGAGTTAAAAACGGTGAAAGATAAATCCGTTGTCTGATCCGCAGGAAGTTGAATACTATACCTAGTCATTGGCGGAGTTCCTGTATGATAGAAATACGAATTTTCTAATATCCCAACACCTAGGAATTTAAAAAGCGCCGCGGTATCCGGAAAACCGTTTCCAGAATAAGTAAAAGAATTATTCCTAAAAACCTTCTTAGTCCCTAAAGTCGTAGACCCCCCTACATCCACAAATCTCTGTGCTCTATCACTATAAAAAGTACAATCCTCTACCGTCAAAGCTGAATCAAGTCCCATAAGAATAGTCTGAGCACTTCCAGCATACTGATTCGTATCTTGAATAAAAGATACATTTCTTATCAATCTTCCCCCGCCTTGAAATTCCCCATAAACCCTTCCGCCTAAAAGACTAAACTCACTACTGTTAAGAATTAAAGTAGTATTTAAAGTATTCGAAAAATTACAATTCTCAAACACTACATTATGCACATAAACCTGATTAGAAGCCGCAATTACAGAAGCTCGATAAGAACTTCCAAAAGTTACATTCTTAAACGAAGCCCTATTAACTCCAGGAGTTGCATTTGGTTCTATATCCATCCCTGAACCAAAGTCTAAAACTGCAACTACCCCTGTATTATACCCCCCTCCGGTTATCTCTCCCGTATCAACTGTTAAATCATAAACACTTGCTACAGTAAGCCCATGTCTTCTAGCATCTTTTATATAAAGATTCTTAAAAGAAATTCTATTCGAATCATACCCACTTCCTAAGCCCGCAGAAACTCCATCACCAATATAAATCCCATCACTGCCTGCTTTTTTTATCTCTATATTCTCTCCTTTAAAATCCTTTACTCCATAAATAGTAATCCCGTTTGCTATCGCCTCTGGATTTCCAGTATAACTTAAATTATCCGCGTTTCCATTTATAGAAACATCAGAAAGAGACACTCTAGTACAGTTTACAAAAAGAAAACCATACCCTCCCCAGCGAGAAGCAGCAACGGGAGTAGCATTTTTAACCTTTATCGTAGCCCCATTTCCTTCTATTACTAATCCATTTACATTTTTAAACCCAACAGCTGCTGCATAGTTAGCATAATCATAACTAAGTGTATATGTCCTTCCCGGTTTTAAAACTACCTTTCCTGTTCCTGCACTATTCACTGCACTTATAAGACTTGTCCAAGCAACTGTATCATCAGTTCCACCAGTTGCCCCATACTCCTCTGGAGAAAAACTTCCTGCTTCTAAATTACTAATAGAAGTATCTATCCCATCAAGTCTATTATTAGTAGAGCTAGAGTAATCATCAAAAACACTTTTATCCGCTTTTAAATCTAACGCATCACCAATGTCTAAAGCCCCTACAGTAAGATTAACTGTACTTAAATTAGTAAAACTCCCATGTGTTCCAGTAAACCAAGTTCCATAAAATCTTTCACTAGTATTAGTCGCCCCATGGCTAAAAGAAGCAAGAAATAAAACAAAAGAAAGGCTAAAGAAAAGTTTTCTTAGCATGTCTGTATCCCCGTTCCGTCACTGATAAATCTTAAAACTTCATATTGCAAAGTTAATGAAACTGAAGCAAGTGTATCGTTTATAAAAATCCCTTGCCCGACATTCAATGTAACTGTATTCGCAGTTGCATCTGTTTTTTTCAAAACATAAGTAATCCCAAGAGTAAGAACTGCCGGATCGACGGTAAAATTCTGGCTATTAACTCCTGCATTTGCTTTTATAAATGTCTCATCACTAAGGATTGTATGTGTCGCTCCAGTAACTTCTATCGGTTCATAAATCGGAGCACCTGTTAAGTGTAAAAGAATTGCCGCTTCTAAATCATTTATCTTCGCCCTAGCTTCTCTTACTAAAGCCGCAAAGGTATTTACTATAGAAACATCTTCTGGTTTTGTCGCATCGAGACTCATTCTTCTCTCCTTTTAAACCACACTTGTTATTAAACCATTAATAACCGTAACTGTCTTTCCATCTACAGTTGTAAAAGTAGCAGAAGAAACTCCTCCAGCAAGAGGATTTGCCGGGGTTCCATGTGTATGATCCCCTTTTGAAAAACTAGTACTACTCCCTGCACTAGCAGAAAGACCAAAACTTGTCTCACTAGAAACAGTAGCAGAACCAGAAAGCATATCACTTCTTCTAACCACTTGTCTATTATCCGTAAGAAGTGGATCAGTTTCATCCACTAAATAAGGCCCAAAATTCCCTATATAAATCTCCACATCTGCCATAAAAACTCCTTTAAAAGACTTAAAAAAAGGGATAGCAGTTAATACCACTATCCCTTTTTATTTCAATTATTCATTATTAAGGAGAGACTGTTCCATCAACTCCAATGTTATCCAGCCACCCGTGGGCTTTTTCGAAATGAAGTTCCAAACCAGCTTCAGTCAAGAATTCCGATTTTTCGCCGTCAAGGTCATTTGCCTGCCGATTCGGCAAATACTTTGTATCGTCTATATATCTATAATTGAGATACTTCGCATCGACTATAAGTCCCGAATGCCGAAGGGGAGCAAGAAGAGTGAAAAGAGGATGCATTTTAAAGTGCAACTCTCCGAAACAAGAAACGAGAGTTACTACTTTAATCCCGTAAGAAGTAATTCCAGGAGTTATCGTCATTGTCGCATCTGCATCTACCATTCTTTGAATACCGAGAAGCAGGCCAGAACCGCAAAGGCAAAGTTTCTCCGAGGAACCGTAACGGAAAAGAAGTTCCAAGTATTCATCCATGAAAACTTTCCCGCCAGATGCCCAAGTTGCACTGTTCAGAGAAGCGTAATCCTTCACGTTTGTAGAAAGGAAGTTCCTAATCCCTTTCGTAGTTCTTTCCAACTTCCCGTTAGTCCCCGTTCTCTGAGTCGGTTGAGAGAAAATGAAAGCTTTTTCCATTTCTATCGAGTGCATTTCAAGTGCTTGTGCTCTGGCTTCTTTAACCTGATCGCCAGTTCTCAGTCTCGTTGCTTTCCCTGTTCTGGTCAAATCCAGAGAAGTTCTGAAAATCTGAGTCTGATTGTAGAACTCAGTCGGATCGTAGATAATCGAAGAAGGAGAAGTTCCACCTTCAGAGTTTACAGAACCGATAACTATCATAGAACTGCCAGCACTTACCGCTGCATGAATAGCCTGCCCCAAATCATTTGCACTATCCGTTTCCAGCAAAAGGCAAGTGACATAAGAACTAGCACCGTTAATAACCGGAGCAACAGAAACTTTCGCAGTAAGTCTTGTCGCCGGAACAGCATTTACACAAAGCATTACTTGATGGCTGACATTAAACTTCCCTGCATCTTCCGCAGACATTTTTACATAAAACGTATCCCCGATTGCTGCTCCTGCATAAGCATCGGAAAGGTTCGTTCCACTATAAATCCCCGTTACTGTTCCTACCTGATCCGGCATTTCCTGTTGAAACCAGTGATATTTCGGATCATCTGTCTTTTCACTTTTCATCATGGAAAGAATAGCTGTAAGTGCCGCGCCACCATTCGGATACAGTTTAAGAACCATCTGTCTCCAGTTTTCCGGCCTTTGTCCTGTTACTGTAAAATCTCCACTTCCTCTCATTCCTAAAAATGGCATTTTCCTTCTCCTTTATTTCTCTTCTTCCTTAGTCGTTAAGATTCATCAACTCTTCTGCCGCTGGATCGAACATTTCTTTTTTCCCCGTTTTATTAATCGGTGAGGAAGTTCCGGTTTTTGACCCTGCAAATGCGGGCTTTCCTTCTCCCGTATTAGTCTGGACATTTTTCCCTGAAGGAGAAAGAGGTTCTTTCAGACCTAGCCTTTTTCGGCACAAATTCGCAGTAAGAGCAAAAATCTCGGGGTATGGTTTTTCTTTATTCCCTTGCTCAATTTCTTTAAAAACCGTCTGCACGTAATGACTATGTTCTTTCAAATCCTCATTACTTTCATAAAAAGCACTAACAGCGTTATTAGTAACTATTTCTCTCTGAACAATAAGCTCCATCATTACTGGAAGTGCATCTGCTAAGTAATCCATAAGCTCTGCGCGAGATTCATAAATCGCAGTGTTTATTTGTTCAGGCTTATCTATTATCGTATCTAACTGCTCTTTTGTCAAGAAGTCTTTTTTCTGATAGAGTTTTTCAAAGAGATTTGGAAGATTAACTTTCTCTTTCTTTATTTCTTCCCTCTTCTCCTCTTCTTTCTTTTCCTCTTTAAGAGGAGGATAAACTTGCTGCTTTCCTTCTCTTGCATTCAGAGCAGAGATTCTGGAAAGTTCACTTCTTAATTGATTAATAACCTCGTCTCTAGGATCAATTTCTTCTTCTTTCTTCTCTTCTATAACTATTTCTTCTTTCTCTACTTTCTCCAGGTTCTCCTGTACTGTTTCTTCTTTCTTTTCCTCTTTCTTCTCTTCCTTAACCTCTTCTTTCTTCTCTTCCTCTACCGGAGTACTTCCGTCAAAGAAAGATATTAAATCTCCAATTTCCTTTTTCTGAAACCTTGCTCCTTCCATTTCTGTTTCTTCAAAGGCTTTTAGTTCTTCTTCATTCATCTCAGCCATTTTTATTCCATCTCCTCTTTATCTTTTTTCTCTTCCTCAGAAGCTATTCTCAAATCTACAAGAATAGCTTCTGGAAGAGTTTTAAAATACTCCAACTCACTAACTCTAGCTCTTAACTCTTCATCTGTCCATTGATCGTCCCCATATCGGAGAAGTTCCATTAAATATTTATCTCTCTCTTCTATTTCTCCCTTTAAAGCTCCCCAAAAAGAACTACTAACAAATCCCTCCCATTCATTTATAGATATCTCTATTGCATTTACCCCCTTAACTTCGCATCTGCAAGAACTCCTGCATATCAATAAGATTTCCTTTTTGTACTTCCCCGGTAACTTCTGCATTATTAGTCGTAGCAGCTTGGACATTTCCACCTCTCCGAATAAAATCATTTACATTTATCGCCCCATTTAACCTAGCCGCATGGGAGAAAATCCTTGCAATATCAAAAGTCTGATTTAGAACCGGATCAGAAGAAACCATCTTCATAGTCTCCATCCAAAACTGAACCTCTGTCTGACTCGCAGTTCTAGTAGTTCCATCTTTAAACTTAACATCAAAATCTGCTATTAAATCAAACGGATCAACAGGAACTTTCTGTCCATAACTAATCCCAAACTCTTCCATAAGCTCAAGAGGCCAATCTCCTACAGCTTTTACATAAGTCCCTTCACTCATAAGTTGCTGCGTATGGCTCGCATGGAAGTAAGACATATCTTGAAGATACTGTTTAGAAACTATCTTCGCCATTCTATCAAGCCTTGAAAGTGCCATATTCATTGTTCCATTAAACTCCGAAGCACTTACTCTTTCTCCTCTATCTTGCACTATTCCTTGTGTTCCATCAGAAGCTCCTGAAGCTCTACTCATCATTCCCATTATCTGCTCTGCATCACCCATGTTCTTTTGAGTAATATCCATAACAGTAAGTTGTTTAACTGTGTTTTCTATCCCCCTTCCCCAAGCACTTCTTCTAAGTCTTATTAATTTTCCTGGTTCAGGGTTTTTTAAATCCTCCATATTTATCAAAGAAGGATCAACAATCAACATATCATTCATTGCTTTTCTTACATTCGCAATATGACTATTAAACATAAAATCCAAAACAGTCTGAAGACCTCCGATAAGTTCCATTCTAGTAAGTGGCGTTATCGAATACCCGTCAAAATCCGGTGCCGCTACGGCTATTGGAAACATATTATGATTAAGCCCTAGCGGAACTGCTTTCGTAATTACCTCTTCATTCGCCATTTCAAAAAGCCATTTTTCGGGGTATTCCCCTCTCTCATTCCCTTCTAAAACTCCCTTCAACCCCCAATCTTTAGGAATAATCTCACAATACATCGGAACCATTGTTACATACTTAGCAGTAGTCGGAGTCTCTCTTTCTTCTCTAGAAAGAATCCTTTTAGAAGCATCAGTAAAGTATTTAGAACTTCTATGCATTGTTTCATTTTTAGAAATATATTTAACATTAACCCTATCCCCAAGCAAATCACTACTCAACAACCTATTCATACTTATAAACTCTATCCAACCTATATACTCCATCGCTTGCACGTTATGAATAGAAGTATTCGGATCAGGAAGAAGTCTATAAGGATCAATATTAATACACTCATTCCCTTCAAAAAGAAGAGCTTTTATATTCTCCTTTGTAACTTTACTAGGAAGTTGAAGGCCCATATTCGACCACTGTGGAACTTCCACTCTCTGAGGCTTTTTCCCCCAAACTTGTTTCCAACTAAGTGTCGTAGCTCCTATTCCATAAGAAAAACAATCCCTAAGTGAGGCATAAATATCCAAAATACTTTTAAACCTATCCACTTGTTGATTAACAACTAACTCTAGAAGTTTTGCCGGAATAGTATCCTCTGGTCCAACTCCCTCGAACTGAAAAACATCCCCGCTTAAAAAAGCCCTCATCATATACGCTAGAATAGTCTCAAGAGTTGCATAAGAATAAGGAACAACTATTGAAGTAGGCTTCCTAACGTCAGAACTCTTAACAACCCTCTCCGCTTCACTAAGAGGAATATAAACCTTCAACGTCTTATCTATCTCATTCCAAACGCCATGCCTTTTACTCATAACTGCATAACTCTCATCCGCATAACGAATAAGTTTCTCTAGAATCTTCTTATGTGTATCCGACTTAGGATGAAGATCAATACCGAATGGATATTCATACCCTAAATCTCTTACTGTTATAAGTCCACTTTGGGAATTTCCACTCCCTTGAATAACATTCGGCATTTTTCCTCCCTTTAAAGCACTTGATCTTTCCCTTCATCTTCTTCTATACTTTCTTTCGTATGTTCTTTTTGCCAGAAGAAAAGCTTATCTACAATAACTGCCCATCTTTTCTCTCTCCTGTCTCTTCTTTTTCCGAGCCTAGAAGAAATAGTCTCATCCGGATCGCCACCACAAAGAGTGTTAATCCGCTGATCGAGAGAGATTAAGTTATTTAACAAATATTTCTTTATCTTCATGGCAGAATCCCCGCAGGAATAGAAGCTTTCGTATTAACATCCACTGGTCTTTCTACAGAAGAAGTACATTCTACAGAAGAGTTATTATCCGCAGTTATCTTCACGGAGTTATAAGCACAACTAGGAAGAAAAAGAAGGAGCAAAAAGAAAAGCTTTTTCATTTTATTTACTCCCATTTGGTACAAACATCCCTGCTATTGCTCCGACTGAAAGAAGAGCTATATTCTCCAAGCCTAAACCCATGGCTAAGAGAGAAATAACTACAAGCCCATAAGCAAAAACAAGTCTTACATTTCTCATTTTAATACTCCCCAGAAATCCAAAGTTTCCCTTCTCTTTTCCTTCTCCCGACAAGAACTGGTAAAACGACTTTCTTTCCATTAACTGTTCCTTTCTTCCATTTCTTCATTTCTTCTGGAACTTTTTCATATTGATATTTATTAAGCTCTTTAAGCAAAGTAGAAGTAGTAAAACCAAAAACACCAATATTAAAAGCAAAACTAATAAGAGCATCTATTTGATATTGCATAAGTGCTACTTTTACAGAAGAAGAAATAACTTCTTCATAAGTATTCAAATCCTGAGCAAGAAGACTCTCTGCTTGTTCCTGAGTTATCTTCTTAGAAAGAGAAATAGGAATTCCAGCTATAACAACACTTCCTCTTTCTTTCTCTTCCTTAGTTATCAAATGCCCTATTCCTATTGTATCCTTCCCTGCTTGGTCTTTATAAACATGAAGAATACAACCTTCTTCTTTTTCCAAAAACTTAATTCCTAAAGAACTCATTCGAAAAGTTTTCACTTTTAACCTCTTGTTATTAATATCTCTATTAACTTTGCAATTCCTAGTTCTTTAATAAAAAAAACAACTAGGCCCCCGATAAAAGCCCATTTTATTGAAGCCATACTAGTTACCATTTTCTTTACATTAACTGTTAATTCTGCAAACATAACCTCATGTGCTTCTAATTTATCTTTTTGTCTATTAATTTCATCTTCATGTTTCTGTAACATTGAGATATGAATTCGAACAAGGTCTTCATCTGTATGTGCTCCTGGCATTAAATTATCCTCCCATATTCCGCTGTCCCTTCCTCCCGATCCTCGTCTTCTAGCTGTTTATATTCCTCTTCAATAGAAATCTCTTCTTCCGAAATACTTCCATCTGCATTAAGCCTCTGTTGTGAGAAGTTCCTCTCCCCTAGCTTAAACATCTTTATTATATTCGCAAAACAATCCATTACGTCTTTAAGCTTTGAGAAAGGAAACGAGAGAAGTTGACTTTCCAACGGTCCATGTATTGCCGCCATTACATTATGATAAACAACTCCCATTCGATAGAAAGGAATTAAACCCCTTATTCTTTCATCTTTTTCTTTATTTGCTTTTATCTCCACAAGTTCATAATACTTACTTCTGGTATTTATATATTGCTGGAAGGGCCAGGTTGCATATTCACTTAACCCTGTTACTTCAAAACCTATTACAGAAGTTTTTAACAAATCTGCCATATCGCAAGCTTTAGCAAAAGTTTCTTCTGGATGATACTTTCCATTCTCACATTGACGAAGAAAAATCATATTATTTATCGGATTAAAACCTATCCCAAGAATAGCCGTATCTGCACTTTTGGGATTTACGGTTTTTGCAGGGTCTACAATAACTACATTCTCACAGTTCGCTAAAAACCCTTTCCATTTCTCCTGCCCCTCGGAATAATGTCTAAAGAAAGAAGCTTGGAACGGAGAATCTTCTGTAGCAATGACAATATTGCGGAATTCCATAAAGAAGAGAGAAAGCTCCCCTCTCCAGCGATAAGCCGCCGCCTTAGCTCTAATCCTCGCCGTAGACATATATTCCGGCCACATGCTTTCATACTTATCATTACAAGCCTCTAAACGAATAGAATAAAACTTTTCTCTTGTTTCTAAAATCTCTATCTCTTCTTCCGTTAGTTCCATTTCAGAACTATCCATTTCTTTTCTCTCTTCTAAGAGATTTGCAAGAAGAGAGTCTTGATGTACTACAGTTCCGATAACTATTAAACGACTCTCGGAATAATCCGCATTATCCATTGCTCCCATTAAATCCGAGAAGAACCACTCTTTCTGCTTCTTCCGAATCATTTCATTTTTAACTTCATCTTTATCTTCAAGATCATCTACAATAAAAATAGTAGGTCTATGCCCCCTCCAATTAAGCCCGCGAACTTGACTTCCACTTCCTTTTGCCTGGATAAAGCAAAAAGGAATTCCATTCTCATCTACAAGTTCCAACTCCCCTGCTTCTTCTGCCCACTTAACTCCCTTTAAATTTCCAAACAATTCTCTTATAAGGGGGTTATACTGAAGTTCCGAAGCGAGAGTTTTTACCTTCTTCGCGGCTTCTGTCTGAGAAGAAGATATATAAACTATATAAGGAGCAAAACGGAAAAGGGCTTTTCTTGCACAAAAAAAGAGACCTACTGCTGTACTTTTTCCAAATCCCCTTGGAGCAGCTAGAGCAATAAGTCTCTTACTATCATCATCTAGAAGTTCAAATATTGTATCATGAACCCCGCAAAAAGCTCTTGTTACGTAGCTTTTAAAAAAAGTAATAGCAGTTATTGCGGTAGAGAAAAGACAAGGTTTTAGCAACTCCTCTATTTCCGTAGGGGTCAGGGAACTTACTCCTTCATTATCCATTATTCCCCTCCACTTCTACTTCTACAACTCTTCCACTCATTCCACTCATCAATGCCCTCTGTGCTTCTTTAATCTGTTCTATCCTAGAAGAAGTGCAGAAAACATTAGTAACAGTAGTATTAACGGTAGAGCTTTTTCCAAAGCCAGTTCTATCTAAAAAATCCATAGCTATAGTAGCTTTTGTTTTTGCAGGGACTTCTCTATCATTTAGAAAATCATTAAGAACCTGAACTCCTTTCTCTGCTCCTCTTAGAAGTTCTTTCTTAATATCCAAAGCCTCTTCATCTCTCTTTCCAGAAAGACTATTTCTAAACTCTTTATAAACCGGACTATTCATTATAATCGAAACCCGGCAATAAGTCATTCTTAACCTATCCGCTATATCTTTAGGTCTTAAACCTGTAACCTCTAACCTTGCTATCTCTTTATGTTTTTCCCATAAATAAGTAAGAGGTTGAATCGGCTGGATTTTTCGGGGAACTCGCATTTCTCTTTCTCAACCTCCTTTTTTAGAAATCTTTAATCCTCTTTTCTTTTCCCTAACTAGTTATAACTCTAACAGAAAGAGAAGAAAAAGAAAAGAAGTTTTTTCTTTTTTAGAAGTTTCTTAAAATTTTTTAATCATATTTCTAAAAATTTGCGAATTTTGTAAACCTCAGTCTCCGCGCGTTTGCAAAAAGAAAAATCCCCAAAGGGGGTCTTCTTTCTTTAAGAAAAAAGAAAGGAGTTAATGAGAAAAGAAAGTTTTATTTTTCTCTTGTTTTTCTTTTCTTGTTAGGGTAGAATAAAATAAAAACACTTAAGGGGAGGAAGGAAATGACAAGGGAATTGATATTAGAAATGCTAAGAACAGTAGATACAAAAAGGGAAAGACTTGCAGTTCTTACATTACTTGCATTTTTTGATGAAAGAGAAGAGGATGCAAGATATCAGGGGGAAAGATTTGTAATGAGTGAAGAGGGGAAAATATAACTAAAAGGGGAATGGAAATGAAAGCAAAAACAGAAATGAAATATTTAGCACTTTCTTTTAATAAAAATAACGAAATAGCGCACAGTGAAGTTTTTAATGCTAACTTTGAAGAGATTGAAGAAATAAGGGAAAGATGGGAAAAGTATTATCCTAATGAGAGATTTGTATGGCATGTTTCCTTTCAACATTCTTTTAAGAAATAAAAACTTTTTCCTTGCTTCTTAGATAAACCTAGGATATACTAGGTTTATCAATAGAAACAAAGAGGAGGTGAAAAAGATGCTAGGATTAATCCTAGTCTTAATGGCAGTAGTAGGATTTTTAACCAAAAAGAAGTAACAACTATTCTCATTAAAAGAGAAAAAAGGGGAGTTAAGCCATGGAAGAAAATAAATCCTTAATCGTTGAAAGTTCCTTTGGAGTTAAAGAACAGCATGAGGTAGAAAAAGACGGCAAGAAAGTAATGGTAGATAACGAGAAAAGAACGGTTGTAGAATTCAAACTGGACTTCTCAAAACTCTCTAGAGAAGAAATAGCAGTTTACGCTGCAAGAGAAGTTACGAGGGATGTAAACGCCGAGATAAGAGACGGGAAAAAGAAAATCGCTGAAATTCAGGGAAGTGTTATAAAGGTAAAACCCTTTGAAAAAGGAGAAAGAGGAAAAGCGAAAGTAACGGAAGAAAACGC